GAGTTTCAAAATACTCAAAAAAATGATAAAAAATATGGTAAGTTTGTTGATTATTCGGTTAAATGTATTTCATGTGCTAAAATTTTTATTGTAAATGAACGTGAAAAACTACACCCACAAAAGAAAAAATATTATTGTTCACGAAGTTGTGCTAATAAAAGAAAGCATTCACAAGGAACTAAAGATAAAATTTCATTAAAATTAAAAACCAAAAAAAGATTAACTGTTAATTGTGAATATTGTGGAAACAGTTTCGAGCAGAAAAGAGAAACACAAAGATTTTGCGGAAATTCATGTTCGACTAAATTTAGAATGCCGTTAAGGGGTTATGAAAGAATTGGTGGTTTATGTTCAGTAAAGTCACAAAACAAAAGAGGTAAAAATGAAATATTTTTTGCAAAACTATGTTGTGATAAATTTAAATCAGTTCTTTGTAATGAACAAATTTTTAATGGATGGGATGCAGACGTAATTATTGAAGATTATAAAATTGCAGTATTATGGAATGGTGTTTGGCATTATAAAAAAATATCGAAAAATCATTCATTATTACAAACAGAGAATAGAGATAAATTAAAAATTAAAGAAATTGTTAATTGTGGATATGAACCATATGTTATAAAAGATTTAGGAAAATTTAATAAAACCTTTGTTATTAAGGAATTTGAAAATTTTAAGAAATATTGCGGGGTGTGAGAAGTGGTATCTCAGTGGGCTCATAACCCACCGCTTAACAGCCTCGAAGGTTCAAATCCTTCTCCCGCTACAATGAAATTGAAAGGTCACGGCATACACTCCGTTGAAAGCAAGTCACAGGAAGACTGCGCCAGTCGATTTCGAGAAATAATGAAGAACTGGTGGTTTTTACAGTATCAATTTGACGGTAAATCAAACTAAAAACGAAAACAAGACCAACGAATTTCTTCAAAACTTTTAACGTTCTTTAAAATAAAATACGGGAAGATAGTAAAAAGAAATACTATCTCAATATTCTCTTCAATGAGAAAACTAATAGTGTTTTCAGTAAATACAAATTGTTTTGAAAACAAAAATTTGAGGCTCGAAACCTCATCTTCCCGCTAACTTATACGCAGACAAGCCTCTTGCGAAAGCAAAGTAACTGCGTGATTGAATACGGGAAAACTGAAAGTGTTTACAGTAATATACGGAGGTTCGAATCCTTCTATCCCCACAAATTAATAAAAATTTGGGGATATAGACAAGTGGTAAAGTCAATAGTCAGTTAAACTATGAACAAAAAAAGCAACAAATACTTTTGAATTATTCCCTAAATTTATAAAACGGCATGGGTCGTGTCAACGCTAATCGGACAATATTAAACCCAACCCGTTTAAAGTTTTTGGTTGTTGGTATCAGAGTTTTTAAATAAAAACGGGGCATACCACCTAACATTTGACGATCTGCTCTTATGGATAAGCGTAGTGACAAGGTTAAGAATGGTTTTTCATCGTAGAAGTACGGTGTTTTTTCAAAAAAAGAAATAAAGAAGAACTTGTTGTGAATACAGTAATTGAAATTTGCCCTCCATGTGAGAGGGGGCACAAACTACCAAATTACAACTAAACTTCTTCTCTTATTTGAGAAGAGTAGTTATTCTTTAAAAAATGGGTGGAGACTTGATGTAGAAATATATCACCTCACCCATTTTTATTTTTTATTCTAAATTATTTTTGTTTTTTTATTCTAATTTATTTTTTATATTGATTTATTATTATATATTTGCACATTAAATGGAAAATGAAGTAAAAATATATACATTATCACACCCAATAACTAATGAAGTTAGATATGTGGGTAAAACGGTTGAATCTTTGGAAGAAAGATTACGTAAACACATATCAAGAAGAGATAATACATATAAAAGTAATTGGATTATTTCTTTGAAAAAGGAAGGCTTAACTCCAAATATTGAGTTACTTGATGAATGTTCTTTGGTTGATTGGCATTGGCTTGAAAAATATTGGATTTTACAATTTAAATGTTGGAATTTTAAATTAACGAATATTTGTGAGGGTGGTAAAGGAAGTGATGGATTGAAACATTCTATTGAAAGTAAAGAAAAAATGAGTCAACGACAAAAAGGTAAACAATGGAGATTAGGTGCTGTTCTTACTGATGAAACCAAAGAAAAAATTAGATTAGGTAATTTAAATAAAAAAAGAAATCCTGATTCAGTAAAAAAAATGATAATAACAAAAACTGGCATGTCAACTGGCGTTGGAAGAAAACATACTATGACACATATAAACAATATTAGTAATGGTATGATTAAAATAAAAGGAAAATCAGTGTCACAATATGATTTAAATATGAATTTTATTAAAGATTGGGCATCAATATCAACTGCCTCAAAAACACTAAAAATACCTAATAGTAATATTGTTAATGTTTGTAAGGGTAATAGAAAAACGGCAAAAAATTTTATTTGGATATATAATTAAAAATTGTAAAATTATGGAAAATTTAGTACTAACAAAATCAAGTTTAGATTTAATTAAATCTTCAATTATTCAAGGACTTGAAACAGCGAGTGGAAGTCGTAGTTCTGCAACTTACTACCACAGCAGAGACGAACAAATGAAAGCTATAAGGACTCAGGTTGGGAACTTATATAAACTTTCAAAAGAACTCCCATTGATCATAGCCTCACAAAAAGGTGCTACAGGTCAATTCGTATCGGAAGTACTGTTCAATGAGTTGAAAAATACTCTAAGGGGTGGAGCATGTAATATTGTTAATCCAATTGACTGGTATGATAATGGTATCAGCGATAAGGCAGTTCTTACTGCATTGAATAACCTTGGTGAAAATGGTTTACCATATGTTCTGCGTTTATTCGTATCATTGAAAGACGCAAAAGTAAATAACGAAAGAACAAGAAAAATCATATTGGGTTACATTTGGGGTCAGCCTAACTTGGAATTTTATGCAATGAAATACAGAAACAAAATTGCTGAAATTCTGACTCATGTATATGGTCAGAAGAAAACCAGCATATTGCTTTCTATTGCACAGAAGCAAGTTGCAATCAACAACACTGTTCTTTTCAACAATGTTTACAGCGAAAAGGAAGCAAAGATTGTCAATGATTGTATTGTAAAGTACTTCAATGGCGATGCTACTAAAGCATTCAAATTACTGCTGTTCTTATTTAAAAAGGATGCTGGTGTTGATTTCTTCGAATTTCCTCTTTTGGCTGAATACCAGAAGGCAAAGGTTGATATCAAAGGTATTAAGAATGTTCCAGAAGAAGTTCTGCTTGGCTTAATTTCATCTGTAAGACATCCACAGTACCACTCAATGTGGTCAAGTGATATTCAGAAGGAAGCAACTAAGGCTATGATCAGATCAACTGTTCAGGTAACTTCTGTGAACCAGCAGGTTCGTCAAACCAAATCAACCGCAAAGTTGGGTGTTGAAAAACACGTTGATCTTGAAAAAGCAACTGACTTCTTGGCACTTTACAAGACTGGTTATGAAACTACTTTCACTGATGGAATTTGGGACGCAATCAACAAACTTGCAGAGAAGAAGAAAATTCAAGGATTCTTCTACCAGAACATCGGTATTATTCTTGATAATAGTGCATCAATGACTGGCGACAAGGCTGAGTCAAAGAACACACCAAGATCAATTGCTAATTTCACAGCAATGGTATTGGGTAAATCAGCAAGAATTTCAACATTGGTGACTTCAGATGAATTTGTAAGTGACATGGGTTCATTATTCATCAACTTACTTAAACTTGAAGGTACAAACAAGTATGATGCGATTTTCATCATAACTGATGGATACGAAAACGCATATGATGGTTTGACTAACGAAGTAATTCAAATCTGGAGAGCAGAAACTCAGAGTGTAACACCTATCTTCCAGATTTCTCCAACTACTGGTGCTGAAATGGGTGGTAACGTAAGACCTTTGAGTCCAAATGTTGTAACTATGGCAATCAATAATCCAGTTGCAATTCAGCCACAGATTCAGGCAAGGCTGTTGGAAATCGACACTCCACGTTGGCTTGAAAATCAGGTTCGTGCTTTAGAAGCTGCTCCTGTTAAGAGAACAAAAAAAATAAATGTAAACGCTTAAAATATCATACTATGAACAAAAGAGAACTTACAGAAATGTTAAAAGGTTGCCGACCAGTCAAAGACAAGGACGGAAACATCGTAGTTCAGTCAATTATGAACATGCAGCTTGTTTGCTTAACTGCAGACGCTGAATTCTCATTGGATACTCGCTTTGCGAACCCCTTGACTTCATTAGTATCAAGTAATAGCACTTATGGTGAGATCACTTTTACTAATAAGGAAAAGAAGGAAGTAATACTTCCTGTTCAAATGGCTGTATTGACTAAACAAAGTGCTCAGAACCACGGTATGGTTAAAGCAGGTTACGTTGAACCTAATTCAAGCACCACATATCATGATGCTGGTTGCGTACAGGGTGGACAAACTGGTTACTTCCGTGGTACTCAGGAATTTCGTATGATTCCCGTATCTATGCGTGAAATGTTATTTGAAAAAGTAGGTTATACTTCTGGCTACCAGAACATTTATCCTGCAATTCAGAAGCTCGGCTTAGAAACTAAGTCTGGTACTGGTAACTATTTGAACATATACTTTGAAAAATTCGACAAGAAACTCGAACAGTTTATTGCACATTTCGAACGTCCAAAGAATCTTATTGGTATCATTGTATTGATTGATGGTGAAATTGTTGCAATAGACAAATTCCCTTCATTTACATACGCTGAACAGGTATGGGAAATGATGATCAGAGACTGTTATGGTTCTTTGGCAATTATTAGTGAAGTGCAGAACAAAACTACTGGTCATCCATTTACTGAAACTTATACTGAGCTTAAAAAGACTCATCAGACTAATGTTATTGATTTGCTTGAAAAGGCAATGAAAAAGACTAAAAAGTCTATGACTGATGACGTTCAGGAAAGGATTCAGGAAGTTCTTGATTTACAGTTTGACGCAGTACTTGATACTGAAGGTCAGCCAATAGGAAAGTCTGCTCCAAAGAGTTATGTCTTGAGAGCCGAAGGTTATATTGGACAGGTAATTACCGAAAATGATTTTAACCATTTGGTATCAATCATCAAAAGGGAGAGATTCAACCCTAATGCTTTCAGGGAAGTAAATGAACTAAGAAAGAAAGCAAAGAAACAAGAAAGATTCAGTCTTTAATCAGGCTTGGCAAGCAGTCGCTTATTTAAATAGTTAAAACCCCGCAGGAGAAATCTTGTGGGGTTTTTCATTTTATGATGTTTTTAAATAAATTCTTTTGTATTTATTGTAAAGTAAACCGATCAGAAATGGTCGGATTGCTAATTAAGGGTACGGCTTATAAGTTACGAGTTTTTATGAAAGAAATGTACACATATAATAAAAATTATAATTCATTTTTTGATGGTGAATTAAATGTTCTTGAAATTAATCGAGAAAAAAAGAACAAATCTTTAACTACAAATGAATTTATAAAAAAAGCAAAAGAAGTTCATGGAAATAAATATGATTATTCGTCATGCTCTTATATTGCTTTTTCAAAAAAAGTATGTATTTTTTGTAATAAACACAAGTCTTTTTTTTGGCAAACACCTACAAATCATTTAAGTGGATATGGCTGTCCTGATTGTGGATATCATAGAACAAATTTTTCTTCTGCGGAAGAAGAAATAAAAGAATATTTAATTAAAAACAATATTGAATTTATTCATCAAAAAAGATTTGATGATTGTAAAGCACAAAAGAAACTAATTTTTGATTTTTATTTACCAAGGCATAATACATTAATTGAATATGATGGAGAACAACATTATATTGAAGTTTCAATTTGGGGTGGGAAACTTGGATTAGAAAAAAGACAATTTAACGATAAAATTAAAACAGAATATGCAACAAGTAAGGGTTATAAATTATTGCGTATTCCATATACTGAAAGATTATTTCTTTCTGAAGTGTTAAAAAATAATATAGCAATTTAATAAATAAAAACATATGGCATTTTTCGCACGTCCAAATTTAGAAGACCTACAATTTAAGCAATTAGGCGAAAGCACATTGACACTATCTGGTCAAACAAGAATATCAACACCGACTGGTTTAACGTTAACCGATGGCATTGGAGGTTATAGACCAATAGTTGCTACAGGGGGAACACAGTATGATGTATTGACCTTAGTTGGTAGTAATATCGTATTAAAACCATCAAGTGCATCTGGTGGCACTGGTGTATATTTATGTGCCTCACCAACAACCTGCACTGTGGGTGGATTACCTGCAGGTACTGCAATTAGTGGTTGTACACTTAGCTACATTCTCCAAAAAATATTAGTTCCAACAGTACCACCAGCAGTAACACCACCTTCACATAGTGCATTTATTGTCAGTCCGTCAACAGCAGTTTATGAAGTGGGTACATCAATTTCACTTTGTGTTACTTCTTGTTTTGATAGAGGTTGTATTTCACCACAATATTGTGGAGCTTGCTGTTTCAGAAGTGGATTACCAACTTCTTATTGTTATACAGATTTTGGTGTTCCAACAGGTATTACGTCATCGGCTTGTTGTAATTGTCATGTATTAACTCCACATGCAGTTACTAATGGTAATAATTTAGTATCAGGTTCAGTTAGTTTTGCTTCTGGAGCAACACCAGCTTATGATAGTACTGGTGGTACATTCTGTACAACCTTACCTGCAGGTACAACTACTCCTGCCAGAACATGTACTATTTGTGGTTTATATCCATACTTTTATGGCAGTAGTGTCGGTGCACCAGTTGTAGGTCAAGCACTTATTAACAGTGGTACTAAAGTAGTTTTCGATACTAATAACGACATTGCAGTAAACTTTAATGTTTCAGGCACAACTAAATATTTATGGTTAGCTGTTCCATCGGGTTCGACATTAACAATTAAACACAAATGGGTCGGTTCAAATGCACCATCAACAAACACCGAACCTATACCGGGTGGATTATTTAATGCACCAACTACATGTGTTATTAATGAACCAACCAGTTTATGGGTTACTTATCCATATAGATTTTACGTTAGTAATTACGCAACAAATACTTATTCTTCAGGATTTTACTCATTAACATTTAAAAACAGTTAATTATGTCAATACAATTAAACTCAAATTTAAAAATAGCTGCACCTGCTTCCGCAGATAAGCGTTATCTAAGTGAAAGAACATTAAGTGGTTCTCCATTGCCATATTCAGCAACGACTGAAGTATTTTCTACAATTCCATTAAGTGAGAGACACAGTGGATTAACTGTTTTTATTACCACAGGTGGAACAAATCTTGAATTTTGGTTTAAGGATGGTGTTAGTAATGGCAGTTTAATTCAAAAGAAATATGATTCAGTTATCCAAACGGCTTCTTTTGTTACTGGTGCAACAAACTTAGGATTTTTTACTGGACAGACAGGTATACAGGTATTACCGATTACTCATTTAACGCTTCCTGCACAATATAGTGGTAACTATGCTTTATTATATAATTTTTATTACAGGGGAACTGATGGTATAATTCATATTGGCGTTCCAGCAGATAATATTCCCAAAAGAGGTTATGTTAAAACAACAGCACCTGTTCAATCATGGCTTTGGAATGACGATACAAGTGGTTCATTACAAGTTGGGTGGCTTTTAGTTAATGGTGATATTTCTTTGGAAATCGGACAGGCAATAAGTGGTGTAGCATATTATCCACCAGCAACTGCATATGTAAACACTTCTTGGACAAATATTTCATATAATAATGGCTCAAATGTTGTTATAGGCACTGTTCTTGGTAGTTTAACTACTGGTAGTACAATTTCTATAGGTGGACCTCATTTTGCATTCAAAGAACATAATAATCTACACCTTAGAACATTAATGACAAAAACTCCGAACTTAATTGCCATTTCTTATGATGAGGCATTTATTTATTTATCTGGAACTACCGCAAATGCTGTTATTAATGCAAGCAATGGTCTGAACAAAATAGGCACTACTGTAAGACTTGGCGGTACATTAACTGGTACAACCACAATAACTGATGCACGTATTGCTTCTGGACGAACAGGTATTGAATATGGCGGTGATTATAGTGCATCATATACTGATCGTTCACTCGTTGATAGAGGCTATGTTAAGTCAGTTACCTCAACTAGTACTTCAGGTCAAAGGGTAACTAAATTCATTTGTCAGGTTGCTCATGGTTTCAACGTACAAAATGTTGTTGGTTGGAGTGGTGGAACATATAATAAAGCGATTGCTAATGGTTTATATGATGGTGAGGTTATTGGTTTGGTAACTAAATGTTATAATGCCGATTGTTTTGATTTAACACAAGAAGGCTATGTTACGGGTTTAACTGGATTAGCTACAAGCACCACATACTTTTTAAGTGATGTTACAGCAGGATTAATGACTTCTACACAACCAGTAGTCAATGGTCATATTGTTAAATCAGTTATGATTGCAGATTCAGCAGTAAGTGGCTGGGTATTACCATATGCTGGCTACATAATATCAAGTGGTACAGGCGGTCCACTCGTTAAGAGCGTTTGTAATCCAACAGGTGCAACATATCAAATGTTACAAAATGACTTTTATGTTGGTGCATGTTGTGGTACTCTTATTATATTACCATTAGCACCGCCAACTGGTATGGTAGCGGTAGTCGCTGACATTAGTTGTTTAGCTGCAGCAAATCCAATTACTATTGCAGGTCCGCTCAGTAATGGTCAGGTGCAATCACAAATTAATAGTAACTCAGGTTCATTATCGTATATCTTTAATGGTAATAAATGGAGCGTATTTGCATTTGTTGATACACCAGTACCTGTTTAATATTAATTAATGTGATAATATGCCACCACTAATATTTAAAACATTACAGACTCTAGCTAATGCTGGATTTACACAGTTATCGGGTCAGACATTATCATTATCTGGTACTACGATAATTGGTAATTCAGGTAGATTCAAATATGCAACTGATCAGCACAGTATATATACTGCTCGTTCGATTGTTGACGCTTCTTATGTAACAGGGCAGACAGCAATTATTAAAAATATTGGGGCAAATCAACAAATAATCTTCAGAGATACTGGTGGAATTACTGGTGCTACGCATTTTCTATATAATAAAGTCTTACCGAGTTTGAGCTTTGGTAGCAATAATTGTGCACATGCAATTGATTCTGCAGTTATTGGTGGTAGAAATAATATCATTACTTCAGGAAATACTGGTTCAACGATCTTTGGGGGTAGTGATATTGTCCTGAGTGCTGCAACTTATTGCCGAACAGTTGTTGTGCCAAATCTGGTGATCTGGGAAACTCCACAAGGTTCTGGAACATTACTTAATTGGAATTCCCTAACCAAAAAAGTTTATCTTGCAAATTCAAGCGGTGGAACGGGTGGAGATAAAAACAATGTTTATTCAAAAACAATAATTAGTGGTTCAACAGGATTGACCTCTGGAAGTACTTATGTAATTCTGGTCTCAGGAATTACTTCAACTACCATTACATTACCCACAACCCCAATGCCTGATCAGGCATTTAAGATCAAAGATGCTTGTGGTAATGCATTAATTAATAACATTATAATCGATGCTGGTGTCGGTAGAACTATTGATGATTCACGATGTGCGGTAATCAATACTGATTATGGTGCTGTTGAACTAATGTTAGGTAGTACTTGTAAATGGTTCACTCTGGGCTTTCTTAATTAAAAATTAAATTCAGAAATATTTTTTATTTTTTCCTTTTTATTTTGGTTTTTTACGTTTATATTAGTATTTATAAAAAAATATAAAAAATTATAATATGGCTGTTGTTTATATTTACGGATTAATTGACCCCAGAAATAAATTAACTATTGAAAATGTTCGATATGTTGGAAAAACAAAGAATGAAATTAATCGTAGATTATCAAAACATGTTGAAGACAGTAAAACAGGAATCGCACCAATTCATAAATGGATTCGTAAAATGAAATTGGATGATCAAAGACCCGTTTATATTATACTCGAAGAATGTGACGAAAATACTTGGAAGAATAGTGAGAGAAAATATATTGAGTTGTTGCGTAAAACAAATCGTTTATTAAACGTTAGTGACGGTGGAGAAGAGGCTGGAAATTATTATCACCCTTCGATTGAATTATATTGTTATGATGAAAATGGTGACTTTAAAATAAAATATTTGTCAATGACAGAAGCATGTAATGATGTTCATGTTAGTATGTCTAAAATATCATTGGCTTTAAATCAAAAAACAAATAAAAGTTCCGCAGGTTATTATTGGTTTACAACACCACAAGAAAAAGAAAACATAGTATTTAGAAAAGCAGCAAGAAGAAATATACCAATTGTTCAAAAAACATTAAATGGTGAATTTATTGCTGACTTTAGTGGTCAAGGCGAAGCAGAAAAATTAACAGGTATAAGTTCAAAATTAATAAATAAGTGTTTAAGAATACCAACATATTCACAAACTAATGGGTATGTGTGGGAATATAAAAATAATTAAAATAAATAAATTCGCATTATGAAAAATGATGGTTCAATAAAAGAAGGTGATAAATTTTGTGTATTTCATTCAGAAGGTGGTCATGGTAAGCAAGTTGCAGCAACTGCTGTTTGCAGAGCAATAAAAAAAGCATATCCAGATAGAAAATTAATAGTGGTAACGGCTTGGGACGGACCGTTCTTTTATAATCCTGATGTATGGCGTTTTTATACATTTGGACAAATGCAGTACTTTTTTGATGATTATGTTAATGCAGATACAAAAATATTCAGACAGGAAGTTTACTTCAGCGAAGATCATATATTACAAAGAAAACATCTTACACAATCTTGGTGTGATATGTATGGTATACCTTATGATGGTTATAAGCCAAAAATCTATTTGAATGCAAGAGAGCTTGAAATAGCAAGAGATAAGATAAAACCAGATAACAGACCCATAATGTTATTACAAACGCATGGTGGCAGTCCTACGGGGCAATACAGCAAAAAATCATGGTACAGGGATATGCCAATTGAAATAGCACAGAAACTCGTGAACTATTTCAGTAAATCATATAGAATATTACATGTTAAATCACCTGAACAACCGATCTTACAAGGCGTTGAACCTCTGACATTACCATATAGAGAACTTTATGCTTGTTTTCCTCTTTCAACCAAAAGACTTTTCATTGATAGTTTTGCACAACACGTAGCTGCTGCACTTGATCTTCAATCAACCGTTGTATGGATTGGAAATAAACCCGAAGTATTTGGTTATCCAGAACATATAAATGTACAGCCAAGCGCAAATTATATTCGTGAACTCAATAAATTCAGTTATCTCGAACAATTCGATATTTCAGGACAGATACAGCAATTTCCTTATGATACTGTAAATGTTTTTGATATTAATAAGATTATCGAAGCCGTTAACAAACAAAAATAGTAGCCATATTTTTATTGTTTTTTTAGACCCACCGAAATTCGGTGGGTTTTTCTTTTGTACAGTACTAACTAACTTTATTTTAAAAGTATTTATCAATAATACATATAAGATAAAATGGCATTTGGTACAAAAATTAATCTAAACGATAGTAAATCGCAACAACTTTCAGGTCAAACACTGAGTTTATCTGGCATAACACATACCTATGGTCAATTAATTGTAAATAGTGGTGCAACATTAACCATATTACCAAATCACGCAGTAGGTAAAGTGCTGACTTCAGATGCTCTGGGTGTTGCTACTTGGGAGATTTTAACTATACCATTTAGTGGAATTACTGGTGCAATTTCAGGTAATACAACATTACAGAATGAATTTAACACCAAAACAAACACAAGTACATTTAACACCTATACAGGCACAACTGCACCGAACACTTATGTATGTAAGGCAGATTATAACGCATTCACTGGTGTGACATATAAATATAATCTCGATAGTCCTTCGGTGTGTACCGTTGGTGGTTTATTGGCTGGAAGTATATTAACGGGCAAAACAGCATTTGAAATACTCTCAGCAATATTAGTTCCTGAATTATTTGGAGTATTAACGAATCCTTCAAGTTCAATAAGCGCAAGTCCATCAGGTACTTTTGAAATTGGTTGCACAATTGCTACATTATGTATTACTGGTAGCTTTAATAGAGGTTCAATAACTCCACAATATTGTAGTGCATCTCCTTTCAGAAGTGGTGCTGCAAACACATATTGTTTCAGTGGTTGCCAAATTGTTGGTTCGTATTCATGCAGCACGTCACCAGTAATTAAATGTGCAACAAACTATGTTATATGTGCAACCCAAACTTGGGGAGTATGTGTGGCTTATGACTGTGGTGTACAACCTAAAGGAAGTAAAGGTACAAACTTTAACTCACCATTAATCGCTGGTACATCAAATACTGCAGGTGTAACACTTTCAGGTATTTATCCATATTATTGGGGTAAACTTACAAGTGGTAGTCGTCCAGCAGTAACAAATAGTCTTGTGACAGGTGGAACTAAAGTAGTTGCTGTCAGTACAGGCGTGCTTCCAATTAATTACAATAGTGCATCAAACGAATATACATGGCTTGCAATACCAGCTACAACAGCATCAAAGACCTGTTGGTTTGTAAATGCCCTTGATAATGGTAGAGTAAATAATTCTCCAAGTGATAAGTATCCAGATGAATGTCAATTATGTATTAGTTCTGGTCAGGGATGCTGGACAAATATATGTTATAAAGTTTATATGAGTGGAACTGTTGGTGCAATAAGTGCCACATTATGTTTTAGTTAAAAGAATAAAAAATGGCAATTAATTTAAGTGATAATATTCATGTTAGTGCTCCAAAGCCAGTTGAGAGTAAATATTTAAATATTACTCTTCCATATAGTACTTGTACTCAAGTTAATACATGTATTCCAGCAGGTGAAAGATACACTGGTTTAACTGTTAATATATTAGGAAGTGAATATTGGTATAAGAACGGTACTACAGATGCTTGTTTAGTTAGTAAATCTGGCGGTGGCGGTACAATAACTGGTGCAACAAATGGTTTGAGCACATCAGGTATGAATATTGCATTGGGTGGTGTATTAACTTGTCATACAAGTATTGATGGTAATTCAGGTACTTATAACTTGAATATTTGTAATTTAAATGCTTTCAACCTTGGATTCGATAACGTATCGTTAATAACTGATAATGGAAATAATGGTGGTATAAGATATGCTGCAGATTATAGTGTATTTTATACTGATCGTTCACTTGTTGATAAAGCCTATGTTAATAGTGTTGCAACTGGATTGAATATTCACGCAGCAGTAGAAGTTGCAACAACAACAGGTATTACTTTAAGTGGTACTTCTCAAACAATTGATGGCATTCCAGTTACTTCAATTATTGCCGTAAATAATAGAATTTTAGTTAAAAATCAAGTAAGTGGTCAAACCAATGGTATATATAGTGCTTCAACAGGTATGTGGGGTCGTACAAGTGATTATTATACCAATACTCAGGTAACAAATGGTGACTTGATTCCCGTTACAAGTGGTAATACTCAAAATAGCAGTATTTGGGCATTAACAACACTTGAACCAATTACGGTAGGTGTTACTCCGTTAATGTTTACGCAATTCTCAACCGTTATTGATGTTCAAGAAGGACAGGGTATTGCTGTTACCCAAGTAGGCGGTGTGCATACAGTTTGTGTAAAATTAGGTACATGCACTGGAAGTGGTTGTGGTTTGGCTGTTGATGGAAATGGACTATGTGTAAGTGCAAGTATTGCTGGTACTGGATTAACATATAGTGGTGGTAAACTTAATATCAATGCTGCAAACTGTGGTGCTGTCAGTGCAATCCCCGTGGGATATAATGTCGGTAATTGTCTCGTAGTTGCCAGTACGGACATCGCTACAGTTATTGATACTGAATGTTATATTTGTTCAGCAGTAAATGGATTGTCAAAAATAGATAATCATACTGTATCGCTTGGTGGCACAATAACAGGCATAACCCAAATATGTGATTCACGTCTTTCACCAGCAGGTATTGAATATGGTGCTGATTATAGTGCCACATATACTGCTCGATCATTGGTTGACTGTGGATTTGTATTTTCAAAAACATCTGGTGTTACTGGTTGTGCTTCAGTATCAGTGCTTACAATTACTGGTAATAGTACTAATACTGGATTTACAGTTACACATAATAAAAATAAAACATTTGTTGCTGTTGAGGTTGTGAAGAATACCAGTCCATATCCAACTATTTATACAAGTGTAAGCCGACCAACAACAAATACCGTTTGTGTAATGTTTGATACTGCACCATTGGCAGGTCAGCAATATAAAATATTAATAACGGGTTAATTAAAAACTAAGACAGATATTATAGTATTTATATAAAAACGAAACAAAAATGTCAAACAGATCAAACATAAATATCACTGGTAGTGCCGTAACTGGTGAAAATATTGGCGGTGGAATTAGCATATTCGCAGGTAAAACTTGTGGAACAAACATGCAATTCAAATCAATTTTTGCAACAGGTAGCTTATCTGTAATTAGTGGTGCAACAAGTCTGACTCTTCATGGGTCTGCATCAGGTGATACTGTAATAACTGGTGCTACAAATGGTTTAAGTACTTTTGGTACATTCATTGGTGGCTTAAATGTTGGTTTAGGTGGTACGTTAACTGGTGACACAATTTTTGATGGTACAGCATCAAAATTTCATTTACAATATGCTGGCGATTATAGTTCAAACTTTACGGCACGTAGTATTCCAGACGTTGGTTGGGTAACTGGTAATACGGGCGGTGGTACAATAACTGGTGCAACAAATGGCTTAAGTACTTCAGGTGCAAATATTGCTTTAGGTGGTGAATTGACTGGTGATACTACAATTGGCGGTGGTGGTGGTTTATATGGTTTACATCTTGGTGGTGCAAGTATGTTAAGTGGATTAACTGCTTGTGTGTTATCTTGTATTAATTTTCAAACAGCAAGTAATCAAAGTATATGTATTGCTCCTTCTGGCATGTATATCTTGGATAATCTTAATAATAAAGGTTTTGAATATGTTAGTGATTATGATGCTAATTTTACATGTCGTTCACTTGTTGATGCTCAATATGTAACAGGTAAGACATCACAAGCAGATTGTGCAATAGCAATAGCACCTGTTGCAATAACTGGTGCAACAAATGGTTTAAGTAAAACAGATTGTCATAATGTTGGTCTTGGTGGTTGTTTATGCTGTAGTACAACAATTGATTTATTTGGAAATATACTCACAATATGTGGAGTACCCGGTTCTGCATTCATTCAATTAGATGACCCGACAACTTCTGCATGTTTTGGCACTAATGTTGCTGGTTCTTCTACAGAACTTAGAAATGATATATATAACCTTAGTTTTTCACTTGCTGGTGGTGCAACATTTAGTGATTGTAATTGTGTTGGTTTATGTTATGCTGGTGATTATAGTGCAAATTACCAATGTTTATCAATACCTAATGCTGGGTGGGTAACAGGTAATACGGGTGGCGGTACAATAACTGGTGGAACAAATGGTTTACATGTGGAGGGAAAAAATATTACATTAGGTGGTGCATTAACAGGTGACACAGCATTAACAGGTGTGTTTACATTAAATATTTGTAATGGTGCTCAATTAAACACAACATATGGTTATCAAATTAGTGGACAAACAATATTAAGAACATCTTCACAAAGTATAAATAATTTATTTATTGGTAATGGTGCGGGTTCAACCGCAATTAATTTTGGCGATTTGAACATTGCAATTGGTATTCAAACATTACAATCAACTACAGATGGTACTGGTAATATTGCAATTGGTACAACAGTAATGCCATTAAATACAGTTGGTGGTAATAACATTGCAATTGGTTCAAATTTATTATATCAAAACACATCTGGTAACACCAATATTGCTATTGGTAATCAAACAATGTTTCTGAATACAGTTGGTAGTAGTAACCTTGCAATGGGACAGAATGCAATGTATAGTAATATGACTGGTTCATTTAATATTGCTTTGGGTGATACTGCATTATATTGTAACGTGAATGGTGATAATAACATTGCAATTGGATGTCGTGCTGGTTATTTATCAAGCGGTAGTTCAAATATTTTTATTGGTAAATGTGCTGGCTATTCTGAAGGTGGTTCAAATAAATTATACATTAGTAATTCATCTACTGCTCGTCCGTTGATTCATGGTGACTTTAGTGCAAAATGTATAACAATTAACGGTCAATTAGCAATAACTGGCGTAACGACCTGCAATACTGCTAACACCGCATTAATATGGAATTCTGGTACATCAGTAGTACACGGATTTCCAATAATTGATGAGTGGGTGGGTTCAGAGGTTGAATTACTTTTTGCTGGACAAAAATTTGCATATCCCACACAAACAATTATGCAAACCGATGTAAGCACATGCATTACAATACCAAATTATATTCAGATTTGTAACATTAACCTACAGAACGTTGGTGATACTGCAATATTTACAATACCAAGTGGTAAAACCGCATTACTTAATCGTGCTAAACTGATTATTTTAAATAATGCATCACCAACATGTTTTTCTATAAGTATTGGAAACAATGCATGTATACCAGTACCTAATTGCTCATATAATAATTTAGCAAACTTACAGCAAATCAGTGATGTATTACAAAATGAAACATATGAATTGGATTTAAGCACAAGACATCAAGCCGTTCCTGCGACTTCTGGCTCAACGGTATTCTTCCGTGTGGGAAGCGGTTCAACAAGTATATGTAATTTATGTGCGCATTTATTAATTGAAGGATTTGTTTATTAAGAATTTTATATGATAGTCAATAACGGTAGAATATTAGGAAATGGTGGTAGAATATTTAGGGCACAAATCGTTCAGTCATTTGTTCAACTTGATTCACCATATAATAACAATGTACTTTTTACTCTTAGTGGTGTAACTGGAGCTAATCCATTTCACCTATATCATGAAACGCCTACGGGTTTAACAATATATACATATACCACTGATGGTAGTTATAATGTATTTTTTGGTGCAACTGGCGAATATAGTTTTAAAGAATTTTATTTTGCTGGTGATGTAACTTCACTTAGATCACTTGAATTTTATAATCAATATGTCGGTTATGGCTTTGCATATAAAGGAGATTTAAGGAGATTATTAGATCAATTTCCGAATTTGCGTTCATTGAAAATGAATCAAACAAATAATACTTCATATAATTATTCACAATTTAATCAGGACATGGGCGGGACAACGTTTCCACAAAATATTGATATATTCAGAATAGCCGATGGTACTATAACTGGTGACATTAATACAATGACAAATCTTGATAAGGTTAGTGATTTGGAATTAGTTCAACCACAATTTACTGGAAATCTTGACAGTGGTTTTACAAATGTAATTAGACTATCCTTAGATTATTTAAATTATCTTAATGGTAATATTAATACTATTTTTACGAATAATCCAAATTTAAACCACTTAAATTTAACCCAATGTCCATTAATGGTTTGTAGTGCAACAACTTTGGATGTTCAGAGACTAAATTATTTATATCTGTACTTAATAAGTATGCCAAACGTAACAGGCAATATTAGCGGTTGGACATTTAATACTGGCTTAACGACACTTAGTATATATAATAACCCATATGTTGAAGGCGATTTAACTAATTGGAATATTGGTAATACCAAACTAAATTATTTCTTTATATATGATAATCAAAGTAGTTTTCCATTAAATACTAAATTCACTGGAAGCCTTTCTGGATGGACGTTGCCAAGCACACTTACTGATTTTTCATTATATTTTTCAAGTGGTATAACATCAGTACCAATAAGTTTTAGCGGTTGTAGTAATCTTACTTCAATTACATTTTATTCAATGATTAGTGCAAATCAAGATATTAATGATTTTAAATTTAACAATCATCTTCAAAATCTCAGTATATATAATTTTTATGGAAAAGCAAAACTTTATGGAAATCTTAATACGGTTATGCTACCAACAAGTTTAGCTTCATTTTATATTCAAAATTCAAAAATAACTGGAGATATAGCATTAATAATATTTAGCGGTAGTACTAATCTTCAACAGGTTGATTTAAGCCAAAATTATCTTACTGGTAACGTGGTTGATATGTTCATTCCAAATACAATGAATTATTTTATTGTAGGCGGTAACACAGGTATGACAGCGAATTTTAGCAATACGCCATTTGTAAGCGGTAATACTGTTGGAGTTTTTCATACAAAAAATCTTACTCAATTAAATTTTAGTAATTTGAGTGGAATAACTGGTAATTTATCAAATTTTATTGTTGATAATCCATTTGGTCAGTTATATATAAATAGCAATAGTAATTTTAATTGTGATTTATCCAAACTGGATTTAACTAAAGTACAATTTTTTAATGCGGTTCAATGTCCGAATCTATATGGCGATTTAACCAACTGGCTTACTGGTACAACTGCACTTTATGAATTGGATTTAAGTAATGACTCTATGCTTTCTGGTGATACAACTGGTTGGAATGTGAATGGAATTAGCTCAATGAGAATCGAGTATACGAATTTAAGTGGTAAATTAAAATTAAATAATGTAAATTGGTTAATAGCAAACAACACTAAAATAAGCAGTAATATTGAAACAGATTTTAATTTTAGTAATCAAGGATATTATGTTGATTTACATAACTGTGGTTACGTAACAGGAAATTTATCGGGTGTAACATTAGGTCATTTACAATATCAATTTGTTCTTGCAAATTGTACTGGCATTACTGGCTCAAATAGCTTTATTAATTATTTATTTATTAATAGAAAAAATTTCGGACAAAATGCATTATATGTTGATCTACAAAACACTGGAGAAGCAGTTACTGGTGGAACAAAAATGCTTGGTGACACAGGGACATTTCCAATTGGCACTGGTGGTACTGATCAATGGAATTTAACAGAATCTCAGGTTAATTTCTTAGTTGCTGGTCTTGATTATACTGGCACTGGCACAAGTATACCTTGGACAAATGGACAAAAAGCATATTGGATGGAAAATGCTGCAATTAGTAGTATTAACTATAATCGAAGATACATATACTATCAAATATATTATTAACGGGCAATAATTGAAAATTAATTAGTATTTATGATAAATGAACAGATATGAGTGATTTCAATAACTTTAATGATAGTATCAAATTTTATAATCCTGAACCATATATATTAATCAGTGGTATAACAGGAGATACAAGATATACTGGTATTTCATTAATCTTTGGCGACACAAGTAAGCCAACGTGGAGAATAAAAAAGGAATGGGTAAGTGGGAATGTTAAATTAATGGGTTTTCCGAATGGTGATCAGTCGTATTCATATATTTGGAACAGTGGTGGAACATACACTTATTATTAATATTTTTATTTAAAAACTACAACAATGAGCGATTTTAATAATTTTAACGACAGTTATAATGGTCAACCACCAGCAGCAATTGAGCCGATTATGTTGGTTGATCAATTTTCACCCGGTGAGATATACATTGGAATTTCTGTAAATGGAAATGACGGTGCAGCACCTGTTTGGAAAATAAAAAAGATTCTGCTTGATGGCACTGTGTGGAAATTTCAATTTCCTAACGGTGATCAATCATATTCTTTTGTTTGGGATGACAGAATTAGTGGATATACATATCAATAACCTGCTGTTATTTAAAAGATAATATTAAAAAGGATGAATTTATTTTCATCCTTTTTTGTTTATAACCGATATTTAATTAGCTATTGTTTAGTATTTATTAAAAATGGTATAATATGTCAACATTCGCAATAGATTTAATTACAGGCAAACAGTTTCTATTCAACGAAACTTTTATTAATAGCGGTACTACTGTCTTTTCAGGTATTACTTCAGGAAATAACGGCTTAAGCTGTGGTGCTCCATTTCAACTTAAGCTCGGTGGTACATTAACTTGTTCTACAGTATTAACCAGAGGCGTTGGAAACACTGCAGGTGTTGAATATGGTGGAGATTATTCTGCAAGTTATAGCAGCCGTTCTTTGGTGGATAAGGGGTATGCAGATACCAAATTAAAAATATCTGTATTTACTGGCTACAGTGCCAGCACATTAGTTAACATTAATACCAGAGCATTAAAAACAAGCATTGCAACATACACTGGTACTACAGCAGTAGCAACTTATGTCTTAAAATCAAGTATCAATACTTATACTGGTACGACAGCACCGAATTTATATGTTTGTAAAACTAATTTCAATACATATACTGGTGCAACTCATACTTGTATGGACAGACATGCTTATTTAAGCGGTGCAACATTTACAGGTGTAGTTCGTGGTGTAACTCCTGCAATAAATGATAACACCACATGTTTTGCAACAACAGCATATTACATTGGTCAGGCAGGTACTGCAAATCCACTTATGAATGCTGGTGTTTGTGTGGGTACATCAAATTTATTTGCACGTCAAGATCACGTACATCCAAAAGACAGTACAAAATTATCACTGAGTGGTGGTACAATGACAGGTGCATTAGTAATCGATTCAAATCTTACAGTAACTGGTACAACTATTCTTCGTGGAACAACTTGTTTAGGAACTCCAGCAGCAGGTAGTATTGTAACAGATAGAACATTATTTTGGAATCCTACTACATGTGCAGTTCATGCAGTTCATTTAACTGGTGGTAGTGATTCATATTTTTATACAGAAAAAACAACTACTGCAACTATTGCTGCAGGAGTTACAGTAACACCATATTTATCAGGAACACCTTGGACTTTTCTCGCTGGTAGATATGAAATTTATTTTAACGCACAATTTGGTAATAGTGCTGCTGGTGGTACTTGCCTACAATTTTTGTGTGACAATACAATAATTGGTACTCGTTATTTAAATGGTGGACAAACAGGAGGTTGGGTGTCAAGTGCATCATTATCAAGGGACGTTACAATGACAGCAGGTTGTCACTGTTTAGAAATTAGATTTTCTCGTGATGCAAACACAGCATGTGTAACATATGGTATGATTAGAGCAAAGAGAATTTGTTAATATAGTATTTATATAAAAATATTATCATGGGTGAGTTTTTTAATACAATTTTTGGAGAATATAGTACAGTTCAATTATTGGGATATTTGTGGTTCTTTGTTATTGGATATATTATTTATTTTTTAACCGAAGTAAGTGGTAGGGATGTTCATAGCTCACACACACCAATTAAATGGAGTTGGAAATTCTGGTTTTTTGATAACTGGCGCAGATATTTAGCAACAATTTTATGTACATATATACTTTTTAGATTTTATATTGAAATAAATGGTCATCCGTTCGGTAATTTTGATGCGGTTACATTGGGTCTTCTTGGTGATGGAATTGCAGCAACCGCTAAGAGAAGAATTGGTGGAATTGGTGGAGATCGAGATGAATTAATGAGAGAATATCATACAGATGAATTCAGATCAGATCAAAAACAAATTGTAGATGAAGTTAAAGCTAATAGTAAAGAAGAACAAACAACATAATTATGAATTATAGTACATTTGATATTAACAATTTTTTTATTAAGAAAGACAGTACACTTCCCGAATTAGAATATCCACTTGTTCAACAAGTAATGGAAATGTATAATATTACGGAAGATATGCTTGAAAATGTAGCTGTTACATTTTCTATGATCGATGCTCAAACTGGTTTATATCGCATTGCAAACGTACCCGCAAGTCTTGTTATTAGAAATGACAGACCAGCTTTTCCTGCAGATGAAAAATATACCTTCACATATAGATTTACATTAAGAGATACAAAAAAAGCTGGTAGATACAATGCAGAATTTGTCATCGATTTTTTAGGTGAGCAAATTGGTTGCGGAAAAATTAAATTACCTGTAAATGGTTATATCAATGTATTAATAAGTGATTCAATTACTAAAACCACTGTCGTCTAACCAATTAACATATGTGAACATATTGTATCAAGCCAATTCTTTTTAAATGCAGCAGAATAAGCACTAACTGATTTTTTTTGAAATTCATATCTTGTATTATACTTAAGTGCTTCGGTTTGACATTTTTCAATACTCCAATAACCAGTAGGTTTTTGAGTTTTAATCATGTGTGTTGTAATTATATCAAGCCAATTATTTTTTAGTGCCGAATTATATGCAGAACCAGAGGTTTTTTCAAATTTATATTTCGTATTGTATTTTAATGCTTCTTCTTTACATTTTTCAAAAGTCCAATATATCTTATTTCCACCTAAAGCACCAGTTTTTGCTTTATTTAAAAGTTTCCATCCATTTGTTTTATAATTATTATACCAATAATTTTCTAATATTTTTGCTTCATCAATATCGACAAATTCATTAACTAATATTTTATGCGTTGGTATTATGTTAGTTTTTAAAATGTGTTTATAAACAGGACTTTTAATATCGGTTATATGTTCCCAATTTCTTTTTATAATATTATATGTTAAACCAACATATACATAATTATCTGAAAATTCATATGAATATATTAATTTTTTATGTTGATTACCCAAAGGTATCATATGTGTACATATTTCATTTAAAAAATTTTTTCTTCTTGCTGTTTGATATGCTGAACTTGATTGATTTTTAAAATCAATTTTCGTTATATATTTTAATGCTTCTTTTTTGCATGTTTCAAAATTCCATTTATTCATAGCAGATACAATTTATTATAAATACAGGGATATGTTTTAATAATCGTTGCAATTGAATTATTTATTATATATATTTGTAAAAATTTTAAAATTTTATGTCAGAACCAGTTTTTATTGTTCATTGTTTAAGAGTTCGCAAGACATCCTTATATCAGTTAAGATTTCCAATTAACGACCAACTTACTAATAGAATCAAAGAATTGCCACACGCTTCAAGAAGATGGGTTGCATTAGAATATGCATGGGAAGTTAATAGTGCAGGACTGCTCAGTTTAATTAAAAGATACAAAGGCTCAAATAAAATTCATTTTGATTTTGGTAATGACGAAAGTAAAAAAATTTTTATTAATCAAATTAAAAAGGTTGAAGCTGCCGAAGAAGAAAAACGTAAATTTATAGCCGATCTTAATATTAAAAAGGAGCATTGGGTTAAATATAAACAGGAGTTAGAAGCAACATACGAGAAGTATAGCGATCAGTTACATGCATTGTTAAAACCAGAGATAAAACTTTATCCTCACCAAATTCAAGCAGCCTTATTTGCAAATGCTACACGTAATACGCTGATCTCTCACGAGATGGGACTCGGAAAAACTGCCGTTTCCATACTTTATGTTGAAATGAATAAATTTGAAAAAGTAATTGTAGTTACTCCTAATTCATTAAAATTTAACTACTATAATGAAATTGAAAAATTTACAAATAGTAATGCACACATTATTGGTTGGAGAAAAAATAAATGTGGTATTCAGGATGCTAAGTATGTGATTGTTAATTATGATTTCTTTAATCCAAGTAGTAAAGATAAGTTTTTAAAGAAGTGGCAAAAACTAAAGATTGAAGAAATTGATGCAGTTATTTGTGACGAAAGCCAGAAGTTAAAAAATACAAAAGCAAACACATATAAAAATTTCAACAGAACATTCAATAAACTTTTATTTAAAAGTGGTAAAATCAGCAAGATTTTCCTCTCTGGTACTCCTGCACCGAATAGAGCATATGAACTTTATACTGTCCTGAACCAGATATCTCCTGCAGATTTTGCAACAAAAGAATATTTTTATGAATATTATTGTGGTATGATTTATGACCATGATAGTGGTTGGGGTTATGTTACAAATAGTGCAGAAGCAAAACTTGAAGAACTTTATCATAAAGCAGCACCATATACTCACAGAAAACGTAAATTCGAAGTATTGACCGATCTTCCTGATAAAATTTATCAGAAGATTATGTTTGAAATGGATGATGACGAATATGCAGTTTATGATGAAATTGAAGAAGGTGTTGCAAATGAATTTGTTGCACATCCAAATGGAAATCCGTTGACAACGATGTTGCGATTAAGACAATACACAGCTTCATTAAAGATTAAGCATGTTATTGAATTGGTTGAAAATATTCTTGAAACAGGCGAAAAGGTTGTAATTGTTGATTATTTTAAAGATGCATTATATGAATTGAAAGAAAAACTTGGTGATGTTGCTGCACTTCATACTGGCGATCAAAAGGATGATGAAAGAGCAGAGATTGTAAAGAAATTTCAAGACCCAAATAGTGATTTAAAAGTATTTTTAGGTACAGTACAGACATGTGGATACGGATTAACCCTTACAGCAGCCAGCAAATTGTTTTTTCTGACACTTCCTTATTCGGTAGGTGAATATGATCAGGTAAGTGACAGACTTCATAGGATTGGTCAAAAAGCAGTTGTAAACATATATCCTTTGATGTTCAGGGATACTATTGATGATTATGTATTTAGTTCAATTGAAAATAAAAGAAAAGAAATCGTGAAAGTGATTGATAATGAAGATTACAAATCTGATGTCAGCGAATCAGTGCTGAGTGAGGTTATTGCTAAAATTAAAGAAAAACATGGGAAGTGAGTATATTTACGGGAGAAATCCGTTTAGAGATTTTTTGCTTGAGTCAATTATGACTGATGTTGATATATCAACAAAAGAAGCAAAAAGGGATATTGATAGTGCATTTAAATATATTTTAGGAAACATTTTGATTAATCGTGACGAGGTAGTATATTTGGATTTTGAAATAAAGAAAAATGAAGAGCATTATAAACTTCACGGAAAGAATTCAATAAGTGCCTTATGGTTAAGTGGATTTTTCCCAAGTGATGCTACATTGATTGTAAAAAGTACAACATTTTTAATTGGAAACAGAAAATATGTTTTCAATAAAGAAACAAATGAGTTAACATATACAGTGGTTTATGAGCAAAATGAATAAGTTACAGGTTTTAGCTGAAATCAAAGGATTTCTTGAAGGCTATAATAATGACCTCAAGTATCTTGTAAATGTCGAGACCGACCCGACAACAAATATTGCCGATTGTATTATACACGAACCTAATAAGGAAAAGAAAATCGTTAAAATGCGATACGAACCTTTCGTGTATGTTAAGGACTTGGAAAAACTTGGTCGTACATTGTATGAAGGCTATTCTCAAGAATATATTGAAAGTAAAAAAATAAAATACGGAATAACAATTACCAAATTAAAAACTGGTAATCAAAAAAGACTCGTTGATGGTTATTGTTATAAAGTAACAAGTAGTAAATCAAATAATGCCATTATTAATTATTTTAAAGATGGTGGTATCGACACATTCTTAAAAGTTGTTGATGCTGATGGTAATATAGTTAAGGATAAAAAAACTGGTAAACCGAAGTATGTTAATCGTGAATTATTTCAGTCACCAAGCACAACAGAACAATTCTTTATTTCAACACAATCAAGGCTTTATAAGGGTTTTGAAGAATACAAACAAGTACATAAACTGACCTTTGACTGTGAAACAACTGGTTTGCGTTATGCAATGGCAAGATTATTTGCTATTGGTGTAAGAGATAACAGAGGTTTTGAAACAATTCTGGAAGTCGAGAAGATTAACGATAATGATGCTGAGATTAAGTTAATCCAGATGTTTTTTAATCTTATACATGAATTAAAACCAGCAGTAATTGCAGGATTCAACTCAGAAATGTTTGACTTTGAATTTATTCTTGGTAGAGCAAAATTATTGGGAATGGATTTAACTCTGCTTCCAACAGGACTTAAAGCTGATGTATCATTAAAAAGAAGACCAAACACCAGTGTAAAATACGGTAATACTGCCGACAAATACACCGCAACTCAAATGTGGGGTTATTCTGTTATTGACATTCTGCATGCTGTAAGACGAACTGCTGCAGTTAATAGCGAGATAAAAGAAAACAAGTTAAAGTATATTGCAAAACTTGAAAAGATCGCCAAACCCAACAGAACATATATTGCAGGGGAAGACAATCAAATCGGTAGGTTTTACAGTGAGAATAAAGTATTTGTTATTGATGAAAATAATAATTACTGTCAAATACCCAATGAATATCAGGAAGTAGCAAAGAATCTCTATAAATTACAAGCAAATCGTGCTAAATTAACTGATGATGAATATAAAGCATACAGGACTACATATTTAACTGGTTCTGAAAAGTTTATTAAGTGGTTCAGAGAAGAAGCATTAGTGAAAAAAATGAACAAGTTCATTGGTGGTAAAACACTTTTGAGACAATATCTTCTTGATGACCTTTGGGAAACTGAACAGGTTGATGAACTTTACAATCAATCATCATTCATGTTAGCGAAGATAGTACCAACGACTTATCAGAGGATTTGTACAATGGGAACTGCTGCTATTTGGAATTTACTTATGACTGCTTGGAGTTATGAAAATGATATTGCCATACCCCATTGTGATGTCAACATGAAATTCTCTGGTGGTCTGGCAAGATGTTATAAATCTGGCTTTTCAAAGCGTATAATTAAGATTGACTATGCCAGTCTTTACCCAATGCTTCAATTAACATGGGACATCTTTCCAATATTTGATATCACTGGTGTTATGAAGAAAATTTTGTTGTATTTAACAACAACTCGTAATATCTATAAGAAATTAGCAAACATTACTGACCTGAATACTGAAGAGGTTGACTTATTAAGACAAATCGACCCTGAAATGTACGTGAAGTATGTACAAAAGGCATTTACACCTGAAGACATTGCAATGTTCAAGATTAAACAGTTGCCTATAAAGATTTTGAACAACTCATTATTTGGTGCTTTGGGTTCAGGTATATCGTTCAACTGGTCAGATAACGTTTGTGCTGCACGTATCACCTGCTGTGGACGTATTGAGTTACGTCATGCTATTAATTGGTTTAGTAAATATAAGTGTGTGGCATTACTTGCCGTAACTGATGGTATAAACTTTCAATATCCTGAAACCACAAATATCGGATTTAATGATAGTGGTGAAGTACCTGTGGGTGTTGATACTCCAATTGAGCAAGCATGGCAATATGGTGGAAAGACTGGTATAAATGCACTTATTTTAAAGTTCAATAAAGAAGAAATGCGTGCTCCTTATATGTCGGTTGATAATGACGGTGAATCAATTAGTTGTTTGAACCTTTCAAGAATAAACTATGCTACACTTGCATTGGCTAAAGATAAGAAGAGTGGTGAAATGAAAGAGAAAATCAAATTAACTGGTAACACAATCAAATCGAAGGTCATGCCCGGGTACATACAGGAATTTATTGATAAAGGTTTGGAATTAATTCTTCACGATAAAGGTAAAGAATTTGTAGATTATTATAACGAATATGCTAAATTATTATATTATCGACAGATTCCCTTGAGAAAAATTGCAAGTAAGAGCAGGATAAAATCAACCATTAATCAATACAAAAAAAGAGGCAATGATAAGAATGGTAGAGCAAAAGGAAAACAAGCTCACATGGAACTTCTGATAGCTAAAAGAAATAAAATTGCTGAAGAAGTATTTCAAAAGTACAAAGGCAGTTTATTATTTGTTAAGGCTGAAGAAAAACTGACCATTGAGGATAAGTTAAAACTCGTTAATGACTATATGCCACCAGAACCTGAACTTGATAGTGTTGTTTATTTTGTAAACACTGGAACTAAAATATCTGATAGTAATTCAGGTATTATGAAAGACAAGGTTACTGGCGAAGAAAAATTCTGTGCTGCAATTATTACTGCCGATGATATGTTGGAGAATCCCGATATGAAGGGTGAATATAATATTGCTAAGTATTTGAATGCTTTTAATAAAAGGGTTAAATCATTACTGGTCGGCTTCGAACCTGAAGTAAGCAAAGCAATACTTGCAAAGATCGTTAAGGATAAGAAAACCAAAGAAGTTGACTTGAAATGTGGTGGTGAGAACTACGCATCATATGATTTAAAACTTAAGAATTTCGATTTAAATGATTTGGATGAATCAATGTATTTGGAAACCAAAGAGGTTGAATTCTGGAATAGAACGGGTTATGACCCAAGAAAAGTCTGGACAGGTTTTAAGATGTATGATGACAATAGGGTTTATTATGAAATTTACGATCATGCACTCAATCATCTGAATACTTTAATGGCAGCAAAGAATCTTCCAAAGATCAAGTCAATTAATGAAGAATATGGTGAAGGTGATATGGTCTTAATTAAAAATGAAAAGATTTTTAGTGTTGGAAAGCATAATGGAACATTCATTGAAATCATCAGACCAGTGGTTGAGATACCAAAATGTGAACTGGAACTCGAACTCGATAAGAAAAAAGCCGAAGAAGAAGAGAAAATCAGAAATCTTGAAATGACGTTGATCGCCAAAACAGAGGAAGAGAAAAAAATCGAATTACAGAAGTTAAAACGTGAACAGTATTTTGATAGGTTCAAGAGACGAATGAACGCACCTGAATTAATGACAATTGATGATTTTTTCCGTGATGAATCAGAAGCAGGTGATATGTTGGATTACTATATAAGTCAAATGGAAGGAGAGGATGAGGATGATTCAGAAAATCCTGACGATGAAAATGATGATGGCGGTGACGGTGCATATTAATATTTAATAGTATTTATATGAAAATATGTACTAATGAAATTTACAAAAGCTCAGATAAATGAGATCATCGATTCAAACGGTGAGCTAATTGGTAAAAATGACGTACCATCAACTGGTAGCGACTTAGAGTCAGCAGCAAATAATACAACAGACTATAACCAAAAAATTGGTCAGCAACCATTTAGGTATGACATGTTGGGTCGTTTCGGCTTCACAATGATGCCGTTTATGGAAGGTAAGGAAAGTCAGGAACAGCTTGAATTAGTGAAAGACCTGAAAGAACTTATGCATCAGAGATTTATGGATATCGCTGGATATTATTACAAAAATCCTGAGAAATTGAAATCAGATTATAGAAGACAAGACGGTGGTGAACACACCAAAGAATGTGAAAAACTCGATGCGGAATACGCAAATAAGATTATGGCTGTAATACGCAAACATTTCGAGAAAGCATTTGAACCTAACAATATTGATGAATCTGCTGTTGTTGAAGACAAGGTTGTTGACAAGAAAACTGAAGACGAAATGTCCAGCAAAGCTGAAGATAAAGAAGTACAGGAAAAAAAACTTGAAAAGATCGCTGGTTTAATTAGTAAACTCGATCAAGAAGCTAAAGATAAACTTAAAAACCTACTGGAAAGAAATGGCTAATCAACAATTGTACGATAAAACGTATACAATACCCCCAGAAGTGCTTAATGGCATACAGGTGGCAAAAGCATCGAGTTCTAATGGAAATGGTCTTAAACGAGCTAATTTCATCCTTAAAAACGGTGCAATGCCTTATACTGCATTGGTGAAACTCAAACATGATTTTGATAATAATAATTTTACGGATGCTAAACAATATGCTCTTGCTGGCGGTGATCAGATGAAAGCATTTATTGAAAAAACTCTTGCTGCAGATCGAAATGCTGTTGAACAGTCGAAAACAATTAAACAGGACATGACTACTGACCCGAATTCAGAATTAGCACCATACCAAACGCCCAGACTGAATGAGGAAGATAAAAAGAAAAAGGAATTAACGAAGAATGTTTGTGCTGTAATTGTTGATAAAGACGATAAGATATTATTACTCAAACGTGCATCTACTCCAAAAATCTGGATGCCTTCGAAATGGGCATTAGTTGGTGGTGGCATTGAAAAAGATGAAACACCTTTACAGGCAATCAAAAGAGAGATAATGGAAGAGATTGGTCTGGAGATCGATAAGTTTGTTAAAACCTTCACAATACAAAGACATGAAAGCAGTGTCGAACACATATTTGCATGTCGTTATGAGGGTGAACCAACTGATATTAAATTAAATGAAGAGAATACTAACTATGGATGGTATGATGTGGATGAAATGCAGTATTTGGATACTGTACCGCATTTATTGGAATATATTACATTAACATTTGTAAAATACGATTAATTCGTATTTATATATAAATAATATTAACAAAATTAAAAACAAAATAAAATGGCAGATAATACAACAGACCCAAGCAGACTTCTTGCTAATAGTGTACAGTTCAGAGATAAAAATGTTGCGAAGAATCGTTACAAAACCAACAACGAATATGTTGCTGGTCATCCAGACGCATTATCCACAGGTGATGAATTGGGTAAAGACGAATTAAATGGTAATACTGGTAGTGCAACTGATATTAAAGAAAGACAAAAAGAAATTGTCAAAAACAAATTTAATTCAAACAGAACATATAACGCAAGCAACGCATAATGTTGAGTGAGGCTAAAATACTGTTCGAGAATATCAGACATTTTCGCCAGCTTCTTAGCGAAGCTGTTAGCGATAGTGTAATCGTTGATGCAATTAACGAGCATAAATATCTTTATATTTATTATGAAGGTGAGACAACTCAAGAAACTGGTTATCGAACAATCAGACCATTCGTTTTAGGTAAATTGAAAAACGGTAATTTAGCACTGAGAGCTTGGCAGGATAAGGGTAGAAGTGATAGTCTCAGGGCAGATTCTCCAAGAAACAGATTACATCACGAACATGAATTTGATGAAGGCAAAACAAAACCGGGTTGGCGTTTATTCCTTGTTGATAACATTAAATCAGCATATCCTACTGGTGTGAAATTTAATAAAAAAGATGGTAGCGTAATGATACCGACTGGTTATAAAGAGCATGATAAGTCAATGACTGGTGGAATCGTTGCATTTATTTCGGCAAATGGTAGAGAAGAAATGCAAGCAAGTGGTACAACAGGTACAACTACACAAAAAATTCCGAGATACGAGAAGTTCAAGAATGCCGATATTAATAAGAGGAAACTCACGAAAGCTGATGTCATTGGTTTATACGATATTGCTACACGTGTTATGAAAAAATCAATTAATAGGTTCTTTGTATCAATTGATGATCAGAATTATTATTACTTACAGGATAAGAATATTAAAGCCAGATTTCCACAGAATGCAATTGTTGGTGATCTTGATGTATTATATGATCAGTTTGTAAGAAAACAGCCACAAGAGCCACAGCAATTGAGCCAGACTGATGCTTATATGAAACAGGAATTGGATAAACTTGCTAAGAGTACAGCAGCAAATAATGCAAAAACACCTGAAGAACAAAAAATGATGAAAGAAAATGAAAAATTCCCTGTTGACAAAAGGACCTTTTTCAAAATCTAACGTATTTATAAAAAAATATAAAATTTTATAAAATGGCAAAACCCGATTTAAATAAACTAAAAAACGAAATTGATAGTCGTAAAAGGGAAAGAAATACTACCTTAACACCTAATGGTGAAAATATTGCACCACGTGATGTATTTCTTAACGGCTTGCTTGAATCATATAAGACTGGTAGAGAAACTACTGCAAGTGCATTAGTTAAGACCGTTAATAACAAAGCTGCTGCAAAGAGTGGTGAAAAAAATCTTCAAATTACTGAAGCACCAGTACAACAGCCACAGCAACCACAAGGCACTCCAAGAAGAATAACTGATGTTGATATGTCACCTGAAAGGGATGAATTATTATGGGCAGAAGTTGAAAGAAAGAAAAAAATGACATTGGCTGAACAGATTGGTGATTTCAGGAATACACCACCAGTGGGCGCACCAATGAATAACAATGTTAAACAGCCATCTGCTCTCAATGAGGTATATTTAACAGAGAACATGAAGAAATACATGGATAATTATCTGGTTGAAAATCTGGGTCCTGTTTTCGAAGAAGCTATTAAAGGTACAATAATTGAAATGTACGCTGCAGAACGAATCAAAGAAGTTCTGGCAGAGAATAAAGATATGATAAAAGAATTGGTCAAAGAAACCATTCGAGAAATTCAAAAAGCTAACGCAGATAAAAAGAAAGCACAATCTTAATTGTGCTTTCTTTTTTGATAGTAAGTTTGTATTTATGAATATAGTATAAATCTTCGATAATGGTTAAACTAAAAATATTCGAATTATACAACAATGCCGATGGAAATGACGATATGCTTTCTGATATCGGTAATGTTGGCATGGAAGTAAGACAAGGCATGTGGACATTTATGCCTGATAGAGTTGGCGATAATAGTCCAGCAATTCAAGAAGACGAAAATTTTAAATCTCCACAGGTAGACCAAGGTGTGTTAAAAAATCACGCATATGCCAGAGAATTAGCATATACTTTTGCAAGAAAAATTGGCATACAAATAACAAAAGATTTGGGTGGCGGTGGAAATGGACGTGCATTCGAAATTAGTCCAGAAGTTGTGCTAAAATTAACTACCGATGTCAGTGAAGTAGATGCTGCAATTAAAACGCTTAGAGAAGAACCAAAACATCTTGCTGAGATTTATGGAATTTATAAACTCATTGATACTGAGAAAAATGCATCGTTATATGCCATACTTCAAGAGCACATTCAAGAAAAACCATTGGAAAAATTCAGGGAATATAATAAAATAATAAATGCTATTATGCCAAGTGGTCTGGGACTTGAAGATTTTTTTGGTTTAATGAGATTACCTAAAAAATTTAATTATAGTGATTTAGCTGAAAAAGCAAAATTACTTCTTACAGATACTCCAGAAGCGAACATTAATGAACAAGATAGAAAGGAAGCATATAATTATCTTATTGCATTACTTGATATAAGACAGGAATTAATTGATTATGGTATTAAATCAACTGACTATTGGACTATTGCAAATCTTGGATATGATAAAGGTATATTAAAATATTTTGATGTCGGTGGATATGTTGCACCAAAACCAGAAATTCCAAAAGATCATGTGGTAACGTTGCCTGAAGATGGTAGCGCAAAATTTAGCACAGATAATGGTATTGGTCAAGATGATGAACCACCATATGATAACAATGACACTTCACCCTCAATAGAAAATGATCTCAATGCAAATTTAAATATGCGTGAAGATTTGGAATACAATCACGTTAGTGATGCAACACAAGATCAATACGAGCTTGATGAAAGACAATTATCTTCAATGGCTGGAAGCAGTACTGTTGAAGTTAAACAGAAATGCAGATTAGCTGGAAATGGCAATACTTCAACCGCTTGCAATCAGGGTGATATAAGAAATCTGAATATCAAGCCATTGCATGAAAGTGCAAGTCTTAATATACCCGAAAATCTCAGTGGATATGATTCACTTAAAATAATGAATGGTGATCAGACTGTAGGTGAGGTTGGAATTATGGACAGAGGTGTACATGGTGGAAATCATTATATTGCAATTGACAAAATCTTTATTAATAAGGAATTTAGGGGTAACGATTATGCAAATGATGCAATGAAATTGATTTTTGCTTATGCTGATAAAAATAATTTAATTGTTACCTTGACACCAGATAATATCTGGGGTGCAAGTGTACCAAAGTTAAAAGCATGGTATAAATCACTGGGATTTATTGAAAATAAAGGCAAGAAAAAAGATTTCCAGACTATGCAGTTAATGTATAGATTACCAAAAACTCCTACAAATCTCAATGAAGACATTGACCCTAAAACAATTAATACAAACAGAAGGGCAATATATTCCGTAATTACTGGCAAAAGAAAATTGGCATTTGGTGAAGTTGATAAGCCATTAGGACAGGCAATTGAGAAAAGAGGTTTTGGTATAATACCAGTGAGAATGACTTCACGTCATGGTATGATGAGCATAGTTTATAATAAAGATTCATATGAAAATGCAAGAAAACTTTATGAAATAGCTAAGACGCATGGTGATTATCTTACAGATAATACGGCAAGTGAAGCTCGTGAAATAGGTAGATTATTAGAATATAAAGAAGAAAGTATTGCAGAATATATAAAACAGAAATATGGTGACAGAGCATTATCTACACATGAAAAATCACCAGAAGACTTCGATGATCTTTCTGAAGATATGGATTTTTGGGATTTGAATGATTTAAATGAAGAGAACTTTCCAGCATTCGAAAAACAAATCGAAAAAGATGAAATTACTCACGGTCTTGATAAAAAAGTTCTTTATGAACAAGATGATTTTAAAGTATGTGTAGTTAATGGCGATGCTGTCAGAGGTAATGGTTTTGATGAATGGGTAGATGGTGGTCATCATTATGTAGATGCTGATTTACCGAAAGACGAACAAAAATACGCTAAATTTATTCCAGAGGATGAAATTTGGATTGATGACGTATTTTTATCAAAACCAAATGATATGGCAGCAATTATACTTCATGAAAAACTCGAAAGATATTTAATGAAGAATTATGGTATTGAATACGAAAATGCACACACAGATTATGCAAATAAAGCAGAAGTTGTCTTCAGAAAATTAGTTAAGGATGGTACTGGCTCACTTATAAGCCAGAAAATTTTCGATGCATTTGTAAATAAATTTATACAAGACCATTCCGATAAAAAAGTTCATGAAGGAGTAGCAGATGTAGCTGCAGATAAACAGTTTGGTATACAACAACCACATGCGGGTTTTGAAGACAAATTCAACAGGGAAGAAAATGAAGAAGATGTAGTCTTTGCTGGTGATACTGATGGTATGATAATAATAAGAAATCCCAAATCATGGAAAAACATATATGGCTATGTTAGGGGAATTATTGACCCAGAAGGTAATCTTTATATTCAACAAAAACCCGTAGGCATTCACTTTGAAATGCTTGAGGAATTGAATAAATTAGGACTTGTTGACAATGAAGCAGATTGGGATGAAAAATTACCAACGAACTTTCTTACAGTACAACGATATTTAAGGTCGAATAAAATTTTACTCGGTGAATCAAACTCACCAAGATATCCAGAACCAAGAGACCCAAATTCTATGTTTTGGAGCAAAATTCCACCAGTTGAGGTAGCTATCCCATATTATCAGGCTTTCTTAGATAAGGCTAAAAAGAAAAATCCCAGCATGGATTTTATTAATGAGATAATAAGTACATATAGGAAACAGCATGAGAATGATGAAACGTTTGGTGGTAATGATTTTAATGAAAATTTAAAAAATTCTGATAATCATAATGATTTATATGTAGAAAATGTTAACTTTGCAAAAAATGATTCGATGAATGAGAATGAAATAATGTCATTAGATGATTTGCCTTTCAAAGATGATGTTGAACGTCAAGGCGGTAAGGTATATAGTGTTGGTGGTGCAGTAAGGGATAAATTTTTAGGTAAAGAATCTAAGGACTTGGATGTTATTGTTACTGGCATTCCACTTGATAAATTGGAGAGAATCATATCGAGATATGGTGTTGTTAACTCAGTTGGTAAATCATATGGTGTGTTGAAGTTCAAGCCACGTGGTGCTCCTGAAGACAGTGAAGATATTGATATTGTTATTCCACGTACAGATACCCCAACAGGCGGTGGTGGATATCAGGATTTTGATATTCAATCAGATCATACCATACCACTTGAAAAAGATTTGGAACGTAGGGACTTTACCATTAATGCAATGGCAAGAGATAGAAATGGCGAAATAATTGACCCTTATGGTGGTCAGGAAGACCTGAAGAATAAAATTATTCGTGCAGTTAATCCCGAAGCATTTAGTGATGACCCACTGAGAATGTTACGTGCTGTGCAATTTGCATGCCGTTTCGGTTTTACTATTGAGCCACACACAATGAAAATGATCAAAGACAATGTTGCGGAAATCAAACGTATTTCTGCTGAAAGATACTTAATTGAATTTGATAAGATCATTAAAAAGGGCAATATAGTAATGGGTGTTGAACTACTTATGGAAACAGGCTTGTTTTCACAGATATTTAATGCACAGCCAAAAAATGTTACTCCTTTATTTGCCAAAGTTAAGACAATGGCTGAATTTCTTTATTTGCTTATGACTGGTTCTGTAAATAATCCTGCAGAATTCTATTTGGAACATTTTGCAAGTGATGAAGATGCAAAAAGAAGTAAGAACTACAAAGAGATTCGTGCACTTGAAACAGGATTTGAAAGCGGTGAAGCAACAAACTTAATCGAAGCACGTTCAATTGCACATAATATGTATCTTATATTTCCACAAGTGTTGGAAAGCCAGATATTACCAAACATAATCAGGGTTGCATCGCAGGAATTACTTCAAGGTAAATATCCTAAGACTGTGAATGAATTGGCGGTTAATGGTAATGATTTAATGGAACTTGGTTTACAAGGTAAAGCAGTTGGTGATATGCAAAAATCATTATTATTGAAGATTTATTCAAATAAAGTTATGAATAATAAAGAAGATTTACTATCTTTGGCGGGTCAAAATGGAAAATAATAGAAAAGAAATATTGATTTGTAATGAATGTAATAAAGAATTTAATTCATTAAAAGGATTGAAAAATCATAATAGATACGGATGTAGTACCAAATTACATTCAAATTATTTTAAATATTGCCCAATATGTAATGAAATAATACATTATGAAAGTAAAACTAAATATGATTATGCAATTAAAAATGATTCAAAATGCCATAAATGTGGTAATATTGGTAGAGAAGTGTCTGAAAACACAAAAATTAAAACATCTAAAACATTAAAAGAAAAATATGATAATGGCACACTAATTCCAAACATGATAGGCGCACATTCAAATGAATCAAGAAAAAAACAATCTGCAAAGAGAAAGAATTGTAAGTTAACTGAATCGCATAAATTAAATATTTCGATTGGTTTAAATAAATCTGAAAATTTTAAAATATCCGTACATTCAAAAGAAAGAGGTAATAAAATTTCAAAAAAATTAACAAATAAAAAATTTTCAAAAGAACATATCATTAAACTTTCTGAATCACATGCAAATGTTGCGAACGAAAATAATCCGTTTTATAATAAAAGTCATACTAATGAAGCTAAGAATAAAATGAGAATTAGTGCCATTGAAAGAATTAGATTAAATAAGTTTGAAAATAATCAAATAGTGCCGTTTTATAACAAAAGAGGTTGTGAATATTTTAATAATCTAATGAAAATCAATAATTGTTTCATACAACACGCTGAAAATGGTGGTGAATTTTATATTAAGAAATTAGGATATTTTGTTGATGGATATGACGAAAAAAACAATATTGTTTATGAATGGGATGAAAAACGTCATTTTCAAAAAGGTAAATTAATTGAAAGGGATATTATTAGAGAAAATGAAATTACCAATTTACTAAAATGTGCTTTTATTAGAATTAAAGAAAGTGAGGTAAATAATGATTAAGAAAATTATAGTTGAGGAAATTAAAAAATTTTTCTTAAATGAATTTGCTTATCCTGAAATGAGACCAGAAGAAAAGAATACTTGGGACATAAATGGAGAAAATGTTGACATTAATTTCTTTGTACATAAATATGATGAATGGAATCATCAGGGTGGTGAAAATAGTGGTTATAAAGACCCTTCAGAAGCATCAGTGTTAGAATTTATAGAGAATAACTATGAAGATTTTACACATGATGAAAAATTAAAAAAAGAGTTGCTTTGGGCATTGACAGATCGAGAAGTTTTAAATGAGAATGAATCTAAATATAATAAAGAAAAAGAAGCATTAATGAAATCAAAAAGTATTGATGCTGAAATGAAAGAAAAGATTCTAAAATATTTTACTGCTGGTTCAACATATAAAGAAGGTGGACATGTACATGGTTTAAGCAAGCCAAAAGAATTAATGGACAAAACATCTAAAACAGAAGGTGTTAGTATGGGTGCAGATAAAGACGGATTCTTTGTATATACACATCGTCAAAGGTCTAAGTCATATGAATCACCCGAAAAAATATCAATAAAAGACATTGAATTTACTGAAAGTACTGGCTAATGAAAAAAGAAAAATTACTTAAAGAACAACAACGCAATAAATTACTCGAAGATTCGGGCATAAATCTTGTTCAAAATGCAAATTTATTGTCAATTGATATTCAACCAGAATATCAAAATGCATTTAATTTTCAATTGAGTAATTATATACGATTTTTAAATAGAAATTTTGATACTATGAATTCTCTTACATTTTTATATAATGGTGAGAATACTGTTGGTGGCGTAAGTGAAGGAGAATATAAAATGTGGTTAATAGAAAATGGTATTAAAGAATCAATACTTGATTATGCCAGATTTTACGATAAAGGTTATGCATTTTTCAGAAGCTGTATGGATGATGGTCATGATGAAAAAGAAATTGTTAACTTAGTAAAATATATGATTAAACATGACATTAACGATAGTAGAGACATTGATGAAGAAATGTGGCAAGGTTTTATGACAGAATATGGATATGATTCAAGTGATGTTCGTGATTTTCTTGAACCAGCACAGGATTGCATTAATATACCAGATTTAATGGATTACTTACAAAAATTTTCTGGAAAAATAGTTATATGTGGCGGTGGAATAAACCAATGCTTTAAAGAAGTAGAAATTGCTTTAAATGCATTGGAAAAAATTTATAATGTTTTAACAAAATTTACTTATTAATTTTATTATTGTATAAGTGTGAGTTACTAAATCCTATAAAGTATTTATTATGAAAAGCAAAGACAAAACAAAAACAGTTACACCAATGGATGTAGCAAGATTTGTTGGTGCTGAAAAAGACTATCAAGATGTTTTAAATAAGAATAGGGGTGCTTTGGTTGAAAATTTTTATAGCTTATTGAAAAAATTATGAGTAATATTTCTTATAGTGCAGTAGTTCTTGATGAAAGTTCAAGAAACCGATTAATCAGAAGATTCGAGTCATTAATACCCGAAGGCTGGGAAGTTGTTGCACATCATGCCACAATAAAGTTGGGCGAACTTGACCCAAATGAAAAATGGATGATTAATGAAGAAATTACATTGAGTGTAAATGATTTTGCAATGGATGATAAGGTTATGGCAGTTGGTGTTAGTGGCTCTGAAAGCCACAATGCCAAGCCACATATAACCATTGCTGTAAATCGACAAGCGGGTGGTAAACCAATGATGTCGAATAAATTAATTGACTGGAAAAAAATAAGAGTTCCCTTGGTGATAAGAGGAATCGTGACTGAAGTTGAATATAAGTAAAATGAGTAATGATGAGTATGTTGCAAAAAAACAGCAAAAAGATTTTGAAGAAGGTAAAAAACCACAAAAATTATTCGCAGATTTAATGCAGAAGAACGGGTTTCGCTGTTATAGCGCAACCAGTTATCAAGATAAATATGAACATTGGGATATCCTGACTGTTGAAGACCTTGGAAATGGTACGAAAGTTTTTGAACGTTCGGACATAAAAGGTCTAAAGAACTGTGTAAAAGAAGGTTTCGAATGGATGGAATTACAAACAATCGATGGAAGAATGGGTTGGTTGTATTCGGAATTTACAGATAATATAATATTTGAAATTGAAGATTGCTTTCTTTTCATAAAAAGAGCAGAATTACTTCCAATCATTGTAGCAAATGTAGCAAAGATGGACAAATTGGATGAAGAAGATGGGGAACGTCCACCAGTAGTTCATGTGATAAAAGACGGTCTTAAATATTATCAGAGGTACTGTAGAATATTGTGGGGTAATACAGATATAACTGTTATGTCACCATTTACGGATTTTCAGCATTTAATTTATATGAAACTATATAAAGCAGACGGTAAAATAGAAAAATTTAATAGAAAACAATGAAAAGATTGGCAGTATTTGATTATATGTACTTAAAAGAATATCCTTTACAATGTTTTCTATCCCCCCTAGTAACTCTTTGTATACTTTCATATTTTACATTAATTTTATTGGATGCTTCATGTATATTATTAAATGTTTTAATATAATTATTTGATATATAATCATACATTTCTATTTTACGTAAATTTGGGGTTCTATCATACGTTCCTATTTTATATTCTTTAAGTGTTTGGAATAAATTATATTTTCTTGTAAGTCTAAGATTTTCGGAATCTTCGTAAATATTATTTTTTAATATTAAAAGGTCTTTATATGAATTATATTTTAGTACTACAAGCCTATTATTATTTGAAGAATATTTGGTGATACTTACTTTAGTGTTTGATAAACCATATAAATTAAAACTTTTCTTTATCTCAGTAATTAAATTTTCTGAACCGATAATTGAAAAACATAATGCACCATTCTTTCTCTTTTTTTCTTTATTAATTGATCCATCCCCATCGAAAACACCACGTATGAAGTGCCAAAAATATTCTTGAGGTATGTCAGGCATTATACAATTAAATGACTTATTTGAGTGAACACCTAATTTATTGAGATCATTAACAATTTCTTTAGATGCTATTTGTAGAGAATAGCGTGTATATGTTTTATTGGTTCTTTTATCAAAGACATTATATTTGGCTAATTTATGCTCGGATTTAATTTCCCTTTTTAACATATCAACTAACTCGATGTCTCTTGAAGTTAAAACTAACTTATATCGGTTATCAACATATCCATCAGATATAATCAAGCCCAATAAATATGCTTTATTTTTAGCATTAATAATTTTGAAAAATTCGGTATTAATTTTATATCTTCTATTATTACCGTCATGTGATTTATTGTTTATTGTGTATCCATGCTTTTTTAATTGATATTTAATGGTTGAATACGAAACATTAATAATTTTTGAAATTTTTGTTATTGTATAATTTTCATTAAAATAATAATGAGCAATTTGATTAATATCATATTTATTCATATCTTTGTATTTATAATAAATACTTATAATTTCGAATAATATAACCTTATGACTACGGAAAAACACAAAAATACAATTAAACGCCTCAGTGTCTTTGATCTGGATGCGACAATTCTTGACACTCCAACACCAGAAGAAGGAAAAAAAATATGGGAAAAATATTACAAAAAGCCATTTTCATATAAGGGTTGGTGGAGTAAGCCAGAGAGCCTTGATACTGAAGTATTCGATATTAAACCTTTTCCAGCAGTTCTGGCAGAACTTAATAAAGAAAAAGCAACACCTGACACTGCTGTTATTATCTTAACATCAAGAGTGGAAAGATTACGTCCACAGGTTGAGAACGTGCTTAAACTCAATAATATTTCCGTAGATGATGTTCTATTGAAAAATAGTAATGAAGATAAGGGTGATATTATTTTAAAAATCTCAGTTTATAATCCAGACCTTCGAGAAATCGTAGTGTATGATGACTTTATGGAAAAAAATGAAGCTAAGATTCAGGAATATACGAAAATCATCGGTGAATTATCACCAGAGATTCAATATACTTTGTATTATGTTGACAACGGTAGGATTACTTTACTGGAATCCACTAATATAATATTGAAAATGATATCAGATGAAATTCGAAAATTAATTTAAACGTATTTATAGTAAAATATTTGAATGGGACTATGCTCAAATAAGGAAAAATTTATTATTGCTGCACAAATAAAGCATAATAGCAAATATGACTATTCCAAAGTAGTATATGTTGGTAACAAAGATAAAATAACAATTATTTGTCCTAAACATGGTGAATTTTCACAGAGACCAAATGATCATTTAACTGGATATGGCTGTAAGAAATGCCAATACGAAAAAATCTCAAAAGAAAATAAATTTACAAATAATATTTTTATTGAAAAGGCAAATAAAAAACATAATAATACATATGATTATTCATTAGTTAAATATAATGGATATGAAAATAAAATTACTATTATTTGTAAAAAGCATGGTGAGTTTAATCAATCGCCACATGCACATTTGGGTGGCGCAGGATGCCCTAAATGTAAAGAATCTTTTGGTGAGAAAAAAATTGCAGAAATCTTATTAAAATATAATATTCAATTTGAAAGAGAGAAAACATTTAAAGATTTAAAATACAGAGCTAACTTATATTATGATTTTTATTTACCAAATCATAAAGTATTTATTGAATATCATGGAATACAACATTTTGCGCCAGTAAAATTTTTTGGCGGTAAAAATGCGCTTATTGAAACAAGAAAACGTGATATAATTAAATTGAAGTATGCTATAAATAATAATTATTTGTTAATTTCATTATATAATATTCCAATAAAACATATGGATGAATTATTAACGAAAGCATTAAACTATAAATCAATAATATGAGCAGGATATCACCAAAATATTTACCACAAGTGGGTGCACCAATTGATTTAATTTTTGAAAAACTTATTGAAAATGACTGTGAGTATATGAACATTCAAATGAATCCTAATGAACTACAATCATCGCAACCATTTACATTATCCGATGATGTTCACACTGCAGTAAACGATGATATGCATCCTATATGGATTGATAATGAAATGAAAATTATTGACGGTCATCATAAATGGGTTAAAGCACTACTTGATAACACACCAATATTTGTTGTTAAATTAAGTATGGATTTTAAAAATGCTGCAAGACTTTTAAATAAGATTCAAGATATATATGAATATGAACAGCATCAAGGAATGGAAGAAGTGGAAGCACAAGATGCAATCAACATGGATAATCAAGCAGATTCAGGCATTAGTGATAGTGAATTTCTTAATACATTAGAAGAAGATAATCTCAATGCACAATCAGGAGATACTTCAACTAACGGACAGGTAATCATTGGCTATAGAAAAGACCCAATAAAAGAAAATTCAGTTATTGGTAATTTTTTTATGTTGAAACCCGTTGAGGGTTTTGATAAATATGAAATTGAATTTGATAATTTACTTGATGTACATTCTCTGGGAGTCGTATACAAAGATGGTCAGAATCCCATAGACATTCTTTCAAAGGTTTGGTTTCCACATGTGAATTTTGAAAAATTAAGTCAACAATATAATATGCCAGTAGAAAACCTGAAGTGTAAAGCAATTGCAGAAAAAGCAGTTAAAATGGGCTATGATGGCATTAAATATGGCGATACATTAGTACAAGGATTAAAATAAAAAACTATGAATACATACAAAATTACAAACATAACAAATTTCGCAGGTAAGCGTGATTATAAATTCAATTCCGATTTGGATATTGAGTACGTTGATAACATGATGAAAAAAACAGTTAAGGTTAAACCTAATCAAACAGTTTTCTTAACAGTTGAATCTCTTCCATTGTCTGTACACAGACTTAGGGTAAAAAATTTAGTAACAGTTACTGAAGTCAGCAAAAACGAATTGGCTGGATTGATGGCAGAACAGAAAAAGCCTGTGCCAGTAGCAGCAGTAGTTCAGGTGGAAGTTCCTGAAGAAATGTCAGCAAATGAGATAAAGCCTATAAAGAGAAAGAAAAAAGATAACGAAGAGTAAATCTTTGATTTTCTATATTTTAATTAATTGGTCGATATTTTTATCGACCTTTTTTTTATTTATTATAGCTATTTTGATAATTATGCAGTATATTTGTTCCAATAAATATTGTATATTTTCATGGCAAGATTGACTTTTGCAAAAATAATTCGTATTTATTTATAATTAATTACATAATTTTATAATAATTTATAAAGACAGTATGAACGGAAAGATTAGAATTTTATTCTACAACCTTGATTCAGCGGGAGTAAACTACTTCAGAACATTAACACCAGCACAAGAACTTCAAAGAAATCATTCAGACGAATTTTTCGTTGAAATTAATCCACAAATTGATTTTAATGACCCAAAGTATATTGATTACTTAAGATCATTTCATATTATACATTATCATCGTCAATTTCTTGGTGAAACAAAGGACATGATAAACTTAGCTACTGAATTAAGAAAATCGGGAACTATATTAATAGTGGATATTGATGACTACTGGCAGTTACATAAGAAACATCCGTTCTACACACTGAACCTTGAAAAGAAAATGCATATTCCAATAATGGAAAATCTTAAGATCGCTGATTACGTTACCACTACAACCGATTTATTTGCTGAAGAAATTCGCAAAGTAACTGGTAGAGATAATGTTGGGGTGTTTTATAACAGCATTGACCCTACATGGATGAAACAATTTCAGAATAACAGGAAGCCTGACCCTGATGGACTTGTAAGAATTACATACATGGCTGGTTCTTCTCACATGGGCGACATGGAACAACTTGATGGCGTATTCAACGTATTATCAAATGACTCAGACCTTAAGGACAAATTTAAAGTAATACTTGCTGGTTGGGATACTGAAGGTAACACGACTGATATCACATTCAATCAGGAATTTGGAACAATACTTCAAAAGAAAGGCTTATGGACACCACAGACTGTTAAGGCAATTAATAGATCGAGGGGTGATGTTGATAAAATTCCTAAATTACCAGAAGATTTAAAAGAAAAATTCAGAGGCAAAATATTTGATCAGAAACAACGTGATATCAAATCAACAGAAAGCGTATACCTTGTATATGAAAAAATCTTGACTGATAATCATCACATGATCAATAATCCCGACTATATTGAGTGGCTTAATAATTTTGAAAGAAATATTAAGTACGATAACGAAGGTAACTTTGCTCGTAGATGGACACAGAAAGCCAACACATATGCACAAGTTCTTGATGAAACTGATATAGTGATTGCACCGCTTGCTGACAATTCATTCAACTGGATGAAATCGAATTTGAAACAAGTAGAGTGTTGGACAAGAAAACTTCCAATTGTTTGTTCAGATATTCCACCATATAATGTTGATGGTAAGCATATGGAAAATTGTGTGTTGATTCCTGCAGAAAAGAATGCAAGAAAATACTGGCAGAAATACTTAAAGAAACTCATACTTGATGCTGATCTCCGTAAACAACTTGGCGAACAACTATATGAAGACTTTAAAGATGAATATAACTTAGCAACGGTTACAAAAAAACGTGCTGACTTTTATAAAGCAGCAGTTGCAAAAACATTAGCAGTAGTTTAATATAAAAACAAAATGAAAAAATCAAAAAAAGAGCAGAAGAAAGCTCGTAAAGAAGAAAAACAAGTTCGCTCAACAGTAATAGAAGCATTTGCTGGAAGAAATACCGAAAACGCAGATAAATTACAAAAAGCGAATAGGAAAAATAAAAAGATCGATAACGTCTTGATTCAAAGTTTAACTCAATCAGTTTTATTTAACAAGAGTATGATAAAAAGAGACAGAAATCAAACAAAAAAATGGCAAGAATCTTATTATCAGCATTTATTTACTGAATTCAAGACCTTCATTGATAAATATAACGAAGGACTTCAGGTTAAGGGTGATAAATTATCTACCAGAGTGAACGACTTAAAAATAACGAAGAGAAATCTTCAAAATGAAATTGATAAACTTGAATTAAAGAAGAAAGTGTTAGCCAATGTTTAATTTTTTAAAGAAAGCATATTTCTGGTGTTATATTAAGATACATACTATTTTAATAAGTATTAGCATTGCTTTGTATAATACTGAACAGGATATACTTAAAGCAGACCCTAATGATCTGACCGAAAAAGATAAAAGAACCACAAGAAAACTTCATAGGAATCCTACTCTTGAAAAATTTTACGCAGGTAAAACTGATGAAAAGTACGTACAGGAATATTATGAAATCCTGAAGAAAGCTGATAAATTCATGCGTACTGCAACGCCACATCAAATGGCACTCGCAGCAGATAAACGTGGTACTAATTACGGTATGAAAGATCAATATGGTAGAAGATATGAGCATTATGGTTTCTATGACGACAAGCACAAACACGCAGGTAAAACAGTTGGTGAAATACTCGTAGCAGAATTTGAAGAAAGACGTACTAAAGATGATGATTATGAAATTCTGCATATCTTTAACAATAAACCAATTGAAGTCGGTTTAGGAAGAATTTTTGATGTGGTTAAGAAAACCGACAAGGTTGAAACAGTACCAGTGATTTCGAGTATAACCAAAACTGAAAGTGCTGAGATAGCCAATGTTACTGATTATCAACAACAGAATGTATATGAGGTAAATGATATGCTTGAGAGATCAAAGTCATTTGAATTTCCAATAAAAGTTTTGAGAGAAAATTATAGTAGTAAAAACAAAATCGAACAACTTACTGAATTTCTTCATGTAAAAAAGATTGGTTTTGAATACAGGCAATTGGAATTTTTTATACCTTTGAAATTTAAATCAACTGAGCTTACCGAAGACAGCGACATATTTAAAGAACTTATTGACATTAAAGAAGTTTATTTACATGGTGATTATGGTGAGCTTATTGGGTATGGAGTAATTAAATACATAAAAAGAATAACACATAATGAAACTCACGATGTGCTGAAATTCGAAGCAATCGAAATGCAGAACGTGAGAACCTAATAATCAAATTAATATGGGAAATTTTTTGGAAGACTTAAAAAAATCTGTAGAAACTGGTGAATTTAATTCCGAAGCAGCTAAAAAAATAATCGAAGTGAGTAAACTCGCTGACGAAAAAGCAAAAGGAAATGCTTTTAAGATGGTTCAAGATCGTCTTGAAAAAGCTGGATACAATGATGCAATTCCTGAAGAAGAAAGGATTGAACTTAATTCAGAATACGAACAGGAAATGGAAAAGATTAAAAAACAGGATGCTGAAAATAAACGAATTGCGGATTTAACAAATTTAGCCGATAAACAAATTGCATTACTGATAGAAATGAACGACATGGTGATGGCAAGTATTACCGATATGATGTCATTTGTTACTGAACTTGAAGAAAAATTCAAGAAAGAAATTGAAGATAAAAACCCGATTTTTATCAGCCTTACACAAGAAATAGCAAAAATCAAAAACAAATATAATATTACTAACAATTAAAAATTAATTATTTATGGCAAAAATTCAAAAAGCATCTGAAGAGATGGAAAACCTTTTCGATGAGGTAAAAGACACTACAACAGTGAAAGAATGGCTTAAATTCGAAGTTCTTTGTAATAATAAACAAAAAGAACTGTACAAAATCGTCAAAGCAAATGAAATCGTTGAAATCCTTACTGATGGAGTAAACTTCGCAGTGATATTCAATGAAGAAATCTTTGATCAACTCCCTGAAGATATGAAAAGAATGGCAATTACTGAATGCCTTGCAGGTGTTTGTGTAAACGAAAATGATGTTGTATCATTGGAGAAGCCAAATTTCAGTACTTACAGAGGCATCTTACAGAAGTTCGGTCACGACCCGATAATTGTACTGCATGAAAGCATTAAGAGTCTCTATGACGCTCAAAAGCAGAAAGCAGACGAAGAAAAGGCACAGAAGAAAGAAAAGAAAGGCAAAAAGGGTGCTTTTGCTAAAGCATTCGAAGAGTAATTCATATTATTTTATTTGAAATCCCGATAATCACTTGTCGGGATTTTTTATTTATAAGTATTTATAGAAAAATCTTTTATAATGCAATCATATAATATCAAATATCCGCTTCAAGATAACGTAGAGACAAATACTTATTTTAAAATGACTCAGGTAACTAAGGATGCATTTAGTTCTGACTTGCTTTTATTACTACTGACTCAAAAGGGTGAAAGATATTACGAACCAGATTATGGCACTGACTTACTAAAATACATATTTGAACCCAATGATAATTTAACTGCAACTGATGTAGAACAAGATATAAAAAAAACTGTTTCGCTTTACATACCTGCACTTAAAATTACAAATGTTACATTTAATCAGAATACAGATGATCAAGGACAACCAATCGATGCAAATCAATTGAATGTCAACATTAAATTCACATATAATGAAGATGCATTTACCGAAGCTGGTGAGATTGATTTAAACTTTTAAAATATGGCAACAGATACAACAACAAACGTGATAAGATATGGTTCACGAACATTTGGCGAAATTCGCACAGACTTAATTTCATTAATTAAACAAACCTACCCAGAAGTTCTTTCAGACTTTACGGATTCAAGCGTTGGTGCAATGCTTATTGATGTGAATGCAGGTATTGGTAACAACTTGGCAATTAATACCGACAGAGCATTCCAAGAAACTCAATTGGAATACGCACAGCAACGTGCATCAATACTGAATATTGCAAAGAACATGGGTTTCAATATCCCAGCAAAACGTCCTTCAGTTACGGTAGTTGACTTCACAGTTACAGTGCCAGTACTTGGTGATGCTCCAGATGCAAGTTATTTTCCTGTATTAGCTGCTGGTGCACAGGTTATTGGTGGTGGTAAAATATTTGAAACAACAGATAAGATTGACTTCAGCACACCATTGAGTAATTTAGGCACACCAAATCGTGCATGGTATCCAAATAAAGACCCTAACGGTATAATTGTTAGTTACAGGGTGGTAAAAAGAGAAGTGGTGGTTAATGGTTCAAGCAATATATTTAAAAGAACAATTGCCAGCACAGACGTAGTTCCATTTTTTCAAGTAACACTGCCTGACCCAGATGTATTGGAAGTCAGTAATATTATCTTAATGGAAGGTACGAATTTTAGTTCAAACCCAACCGATGGCGATTTTAATAATCCCAGCCTTCAGTATTATGAAGTTGATGCACTTGCACAACAGAGAGTTTTCACTATTGACCCTAACAACTCCAAACCAAATGCTGATGGTATCAAAGCAGCTACTTGGATAGACGTAACGAAGAAATTCATAAAAGAATTTACACCAAATGGTTTCTGTCGTATAACCTTCGGCTCTGGAGATTCTGATGTTAATGCATTTAAACAAGGATTCTTAAAAGCAGGTGTTAGTAATATTTCATTTCTTGATAATTTCTTAAATAATACAGCTTTAGGTGAAAAGCTCAAAGCAAACTACACATTATTCATTAAATATAAAACTGGTGGTGGTAGCAATTCAAACGTTGGTGCTGCAACATTAACACAACTTGGCAATTATAATTTAACTGTTCAAGGTTCTCGTCAGGATTATAATCAATCAGTACAAAGGAGTTTAATTGTTAATAATCCAATACCTGCTATTGGTGGTAATGATGGTCTGAGCACAGAGCAAATCAGACAATTAATTAAATACAATTTTGCTAGTCAGAACAGGGATGTTACGTTAACTGACTATCTTCTACAGCTTTACAAGATGCCCGGGCAGTTTGGTTCACCATTTCGTGCAAATGCATTTAAATTAAATAATAAAGTTGTTATTTCAATGTTAGGTATTGGTGATGATGGTAAGTTGTCAAATACCAGCAACACATTATTACTGAGCAATATCAGCGAATATCTTAGTTATTATCGAATGATTAATGATTATGTTGAAATAAAAAATGGCAAAATATTCAATTTGGGATTTGATATTGATGTATACGTGCAGAATATCACGGATAATCAGATTGCCAATAGCATTATTAGTATAGTCAGGAACTATTTTGATATTAACAATTACGAAATGAATCAGGATATTTTCTTGGGTCCGCTTCAAAAGCAGATTCTGTCAGCAAATGGCGTTATTAACGTTATTAATATTGTTGCATATAATAAAGTCGGTGGTTTGTATTCAAATAATGCAATTTCTCAGGCTGTTGACCCAAATACTGGTCAAATAACATTGATTAACAATACGATTTACTCAACAGATGATTCGATGTTTGAAATAAAATTTCCAGAAAAGGATATAAGAGTATTTTTAAGAAAGAATGTTAGTTAATGGAATTCATAAAGAAAAAAATACTGCGCATAATGACGACAGGAACTACCACTGGTTGTACCGTTACTGGTATGACTACATATCAAGTTCCCAGCGAAAATCTTTATTATACTAAATTTGGTTGTACAAAGAATACAATTATTCCAGTAACAAATTCAGGCTTTACATATGGCTTTCAGATTTTATTAACACAAAATATCACAGATATTGGATTTCTTGATGCATATCTGGTAGATGCTCCATATGATTACATCAATATTGCAGCAACACCTGATGGTTTGAACAAATTTAAAAAGTTCCTCAGTGGTGGTACAACACTTGCTGCAAGTGGATTAATAATCAGTCATTCGAATGGCAATATTACTGGCACAACAGTACCAAACATTCCATATACAGTAACTGGTGTTTCTTCAAGCCGTTTACCTGAATTACGTAAATATAGTACAAGTCCAGTTTTCACCAATCAATATTTTGGTGGTGGAAGTCCAACAGTTGATGGTGTTGATTTTCCTAATTCAAATCCCCTCACACGAATTGTTTATTATCTCGGTGGAATTCAATATGTTGATTTATTAACTGGTTTTACTTCTGGCACAACATATAGTTTTGCTGGTGTAGGATATAATAGTCCGAATTTTATTAATAAACCTCTTTATAAGAATCCTAACAAAGAAAATATTATCAGCAACCCAAAAATTAACGATGATGTATTTATAGTAAGACAAGAAGTATCAGCATTTGATTCGAATTACAGATTGGAGTACATAAAAAACATGATTGATTTGGAAACATATGCTGGTGGTAATTTCTTTAAAATAGTAAAAAATAGTTAATTATGACAAACCAATATTGTGAATCGGAAATTAATGAAATAATATCATTATATTCATCTGGAATGTCATTATCAAAAATGCGTGAAATTTTAAAAAGAAAAAAGGATAACATAAAGAAAATACTTATTGAAAATAACGTTTGGGTTGAAGAGAGAGATGTTCTAAAAAAATCATTTAATGAAAAGGAAATAATTTTAATTAAGAAAATGTATTTAAATGAAAATCTTAGCACACAAAAAATAGCAAATAATTTTAATGTTAGTAAAGAACCAATAACACGAATATTGAAAGAACTACAGATATTAAGAAGAGGTAATAGTAGTGGTATTAAAATTAATTTAACTGAAAAACAAAAAGAAAACATAAAAAATTTATATTTAAATGAATATAAAAGTGTAAAAGAAATTGGGAAAATTATTGGTTGTTCGGATAATTTTATTAGTAAATATTTAGCAAAAAATAAATTATTAAGAAGTAGAGGTGAAGCAACCACATTATCAAAAACAGGAAAAAAACTTTCAGAAAAAACAATAAAAAATATGAAACAAGGACAAAGAAATTTAGTCCTTAGTGGTAAGAGAAAACAAACTGGAGGTGTCTGTAAAACGTTTATTGTTGAAAATTTAACTTGTAAAGGTACATATGAAAAATCATATATTGAGTATTTATTAAAAAATAATAAAATATTGCCAGAAAATTGTAATATGATTATGACTCCGCATGGTGGATATTATCCAGATTTTAAATATCCTAATAAATTTATTGAAATAAAATCTCCATATACGTATGATATTTTATTGGGAATTAAAAAAAGTCGTTGGAGTAACCAATATGATTATAAACAATTAAAAAAAATAAAATGGGTTAATGAAAATATTATGCCTGTTGAAATTGTAGTTTTTGTTAAAAATAATATTATGAAAATTAATACTCTATAACGTGGCAGTTGGCACAATAGGCATAGTAAGACCCGCAGACGTTAGTATCGATGATATTGACATGTATTACAATTATACTCCGAACAGGCAAACAAGCAACACTGTAATGCTTCCATTGGTAGCAACAGAAATATTATCATATGCTTATTTACCAGATGCAGACCCTCTTCGTCAACCAGTAACTAACCAGAGTTTACTTGAAAATTCCAACATATTGGAAGGAATTTATAATCTAAGATTGCCAGCATCAATTTTTAATCAATTGGGAATTTACACAATTTACATCAAACCCAAAACATATAAATTACAAATTACCGATTGTAGCGTATTATCATCACTTCCAAGCGTTAATGGTATTACAATTAATGTGAATGATCTGCCTACGACCTTACAAGCCAATAATGCCTTACAGGGATTTAAGGTTGAATATCTTAATGCCGATGGTACTAAATTAAGAAATGTGGTTAGATATGTTGTTACTTCAAATAAAGTCGTTCCAGTAAATGAAAATATTGGTAATACTACGCAAAAAGCCACACGTTATCGTTTTGATGATACTGGTAGTCTGATATTTTTACAATTAACTCCAAGTAGTTCATCAGATGTGAAGCCTAATGTGTTGCCATTTATTGGCAATCCAACAGGAATTATTTTATTATCAAATACTTTCTTTTCACCACTTGCAGTTGAAGTTGAAATGGTTGATACAACTCTTGAAACACTTGCTGATATCGTTGCTGGTGAGCAAATGAAAGATGTTCAGAATGGTATTTTGACATACTATGATAAGAACAGAAATATAATCAAACAGTTCAATTTATTTGAAGCAAAAGATCAAGTTACGAACGTACCAGTATATGAATTAAAAGAATTACGAGACACTATTGATACAACACAAGATATTACTACCGTATTGGGTGAAATACCACAATAATTTTCCGTTGCGCAATTCAAATGCTAAAAAATTCCAATTCATGAGATTGGGATTTTTTTTTGTCGTATTTATAGTAAAATGTAAATCTTGTGGCAAATTTAGTAAAGGTAGTAAATAACAATCTTGATCAGAACCTGAACGGAACGAATTTCACTCATACTGCATCAGAAACTATATTCACGTTTGGTGACTTTGCAGTTACATCGAACTTCGAAGGTAGAAAATTTATTGATTATACAAATACTCTTAGCTCATTTGTGCGTCCAGTTACTCTTGAAACTCTGGGCGTAACATCTGGACAATCTGCAATTATGGATTTATTTACTAATAATGCAGTGCTGAATCTCGATAGGTCTGACTTAAATACTTTTGTTAAATTTGGTAGTGCATATGAATTCCTTAGAGTGTCAATACAAAACATCATTGTAGCCTACCCGGGCAGCGTCTTCGCAAATTCTCAAACCAATAAAGTAAAACAAGCAACATTTACTAATTTCACCTATGACGTTGTTACAAATGTTTCAACATTTAGAGTACCAACAGGAATGACAGTTAACACGTTTGGAATAATAACAAACTTTGGAAATATGAGTATTCCTGACGGACAGCAGATAAAGAACCTGAACGTTTCATATAATAATTATATTGTCTGGTCGGCTTTAGCACCAAGTGGAAACTCTTTTACTATAATTGGATATACAGGAAATACAGCAAGTAGAAAATATTTAACAATTAAAACAACTGGTAATCCATTTCCATATAATACTGGAAGCACTGGTTCATTTGATTTTCACATCAAGCCAAGTAGTGCAGTATTTGAAGAGTTCAGAGCAACACTGAGTGATTATGAAAGATATATTGTTTCACAGAGAAATGGTACGGATGGCTTTATGTTTACCATGAAAGACCCAACATTACTCGATGATGGCTCAATTGTATATTCAGACACCCAGATTGTTTGGACAACTGGTGATAAATATAATATCGATACAAATACACCAAAGTATAGAAACTTTTTAAGTGCTGTTCTGGGCATTGGTAATAAGTATGATACAATAAAAACAGATTTAATTGCAAGATTCCTGACTCCTGCATCACTCAAAACATATGACCTTACTGAAGAAGGTAAGATGACAAAATTATTGAGAATTTATGGTAGGGAATTTGATCAATTAAAGCAATTTATTGATTCTCTGGTTGATATTAATCGTGTAACATATGATAAGATTAACAACGTACCAGATCAGCTTATAAGTAATATGGCAAGAACATTTGGATGGAATTACTTTTCATTGGTTAATGAAAATGAATTAGTTCAGAGCTTCTTAACCATTAGTGATGCTGAAAGAAATTTAAAACAAGATTTATTACCTGCGGAAATTGACATAGAACTTTGGAGAAGAATCTTATTGAATACCAGTTATTTCTGGAAGTCAAAGGGCACACGTGAAGCAATTAAATCAATGTTCCTGCTTATTGGTATCCCCGAACCTTTTATAAACATTACCGAATATGTATATACAGTTGAAGGCAAGATTGACCCAAACACTGTTGGTCTGACCCTTGCAGATTTTCCTTCAAATTCATTACCGTATGATACAGATGGTTATCCTCAAGCACCATTAGAAACTTCAGATTTTTTCTTTCAGATTAGTGGTGATACTGATGCTGGTCAGCATTACATGGATGTATTTCGTACTGCTGGTTTTGATTTAAGACAAAATGTTGATAATAGAAAATCTTGGGTACAAGCAGGTGCTGTTACAAGAGTTGATAGCACTACACCACAATATTTTCAACAGGATAGTAAATTGGTATTAAATACTAAAGAGGTTGATATTGCACTCGATACTGCACGTGGAATTGAATTTGATGTATACGATTATATTAATGGCATAGATTTTCCAGCTAACTCAAGCGGTTTTACATTGCCTTTTTCATATGTTAATATTTCTTTGGGAGTAAGTGCAACACAAAGTACATTTAATCTTCCAGCTAAAACACAGGGTGACTTTGAAGTTCGTTACAATGGTATTTTATTAAACGCACCAAAGACAGGGAGTACAACTGGTATTAGTACACAAGCTGATTATAGTATAAACTATATTGCTAATACCTTTACAATAACAAATCCAGCCATAAACACTGGCAATCGCAGGGATGTAATTCAAGTAACATATATTTATTCGGGTAACACTCATCCAGTTAGTGGAATAACAGTTGAATATATTGTAACTCGTGTTAGTGCAAATCCAAGTGGTACGGCTATTCCTTTACCAAGTTTTCCACGTGGTGACGTACAGGTAACAATTAATGGTATTGCTCTTACTAAAGGTACACCGCAATTCGCAGCAGATTATGTTGTTGACCCAGCAAACACAAGTGGTTCAAGCCAAATTATCATAACAAATACCGATTTAATTAATTATTTAACAATTAATCCCGATATTCAGGTAGCATATGTTCAGGTGGTTGGCAGCAATGATATAAATGCAAGAAGTGAAGTCGTGAGAATTGATAGTTTTAATAGTAGTAAAATATATTTTAATAATAGTGCAAATAAATATGTTTATAAGCTCAATTATAAAGCAAATAATGCATCTGAAATTAAGGTACTTATAGATGGTATTGCATTAGAGCCATATACGGACTACGATATAAACATACAAAATCAATATGAAGTATTCCTACCAAAAGGTCTGAGGTATGGTACGATTATTAGTGTATATTATCTCGTTGCTCTTAGTTCATTTTTTACTCCAATTGTAGGAAACACATTTGGCGTTGGCGATATAAGTACTTTATCATTTTTGGAATTTATTGAATTGATTCAGAGAAAAATGATAAATGCAAGAACCAGAAAAACTGTTACGGATTTTAAAGGTGGTTGGTATCCTTCATTATTAAATGTTTATATTCAATATCTTAAAAGAGGTTTATTACCAGAAAGTGATCCCCTGCATTCAAATGGTTATACTTTTGAAAATCTTTATGGTTTTCTTAGTAAATATAATTCTTTCTTTCAGAGATTTGTTGATAAATTACTTTCAGCAACGATTATTTTAAAAGAAAGCGGACTTTTAATTAGAAATACTGTTTTCACAAAACAAAAATTCACATATAAAAGAGGTGTGAATCTTTATTCTGGTGGTTCTTCAACTATTGATCTCAGAGGTAATGCAATGCTTCAGTATTTAGGTGATGATGGCAGCACATTTCAAATTTTACAAGGCGCACCAGCACCTTCAGCAACAATACCTACTGTGATAACAAGTAATATAATAAATATAACTCAAACTGGAGCAACAGGCGGTGGTAATGTTACATCAAACGGTGGATCACTCGTAACTTCACGTGGAATTTGCTGGGATACAGTACCAGCACCAACAATTGGTGATAGTAAAACAATTAACGGTAATGGGGTTGGTGTATTTACCAGTACATTAACTGGATTATTACCGAACACCAGATATTATGTGAGGGCATATGCAATAAATGTTATTGGCGTAGCATATGGTAACGAAATTAGTTTCTTAACTGCAGATATAGTACCAGCACCTATGATTTTAACAAAACCTGCAAGTAGTTTTGCACAGACCACAATTACTAATACTGGTGGTTATGGTATTACTGGTTTTACTGGTATTGATTATTATGCAATGCAATATGCATTTAGTTCAATTACACCTATATGGCAGTTGTCACCTCCAGCACCATTAGTAGGACCGCTCGGAGTTAATAATTTTACTTTGAGTATTAGTGCTTTAGCACCAAATACAGATTATATGTATCGTGCATATATGGTTGTAAACGGAAGTCCATTCTATGGAAATATATTAAACGTACATACTTTATCGTTCACACCTACATTACCTGTAGTTACAACAGCAGCAGTAACATCTATAACAACAAGTGATGCAACTACTGGTGGTGATGTAACATCAAGCGGTACTGATGCATCTGGCAATCCTGAAACAGTTACTGAACGTGGTATTGTATATGGATTAGCACCAAACCCAACAACAGGAAATACAAAAATCATTAGTGGTAGTGGTTTAGGTGCATTTGTGGTTAATTTAACTGGATTAGTATCAAATACAACATATTTTGTAAGAGCATATGCTATTAATGGTGCTGGACTTGTATACGGAAATCAAATTACTTTTACAACTGTGGCATTACCAGTATTTAATATTGGTATTGTTCGTACTGGTAGTGGCGGTACTGGCGGTGGCGCACAAAGCAATGGTACTATAAATCCAAGTCCAGCATTAAGTGCAGGTCAAACCATTACATTAAGTCTTAATATTTGTCATGTAATATTTGGTACAACTTTTGGTCAGAATTTAACAACAATTTATTGTAGTACAAATAATGGAGCAACTTATAGTATTATAAGTCCGTCACCATTTACTACTAATTCTCCATCATCACCATATCCAAATAGAAATGTATCACAACACACTTTAGGTGTTACTTTACATCAGAATGAAAGATTGTGCTATGTTAATCAAGTAGGATCAGCAATGAACAGTACGGGCACTTGTGCTTGTTTGAGTATATCATCATACAGTAATAGTGGAAACATTAGTGTTATTGTAAGCAGTAATTGTGATTGTATTGTTATTTAAAAATTATATTATTAGTATTTATATTTAAATTGTTGTAAAAATGGCATTCATTGAGAAAAAAGACCCCGTAGTTTTAAATATTAAGCTGACCACAAAGGGTAGAGAATTACTTTCTACTGGTAATTTATCGTTTAAATATTATGCTATTGGTGATAGTGAAATTGATTATAAATTTAATAACGATACTGGATTTAATCCCTTCAACGCAAATATCTTAAGACCAGCAGATAACAGTCCAAAGATTATATCATTTATACCAAGGAATATGTCTGGCAGTACATTCAATGCAATACCAAGCATCCCTAATACAACATATTTGGTCACTAATTCAACGCCAACAATTGGATTTTTTGACAGCACAACAGGTGCTACGTTTACATTTACAACCGATTCAAATCATGTTAAACAACCGAATGTTTATGTCGATATGAGTGGAGTTACTGGCGGGACAAAATTACATTTGAGACTGATTCAGCCATTTAATGGTCAAGAACCTGCAACTGGTGACACAGTATTAATTAAATGGACATTTACTGTAGATACAACTGGATTTACAACACAAAAGAATAAGCCAGTAGCAATGTTGGTATATAAAATTCAAGCCAAAACAGGTACTTTGGCAGCAGATAATTTATGGATTACTGTTGACAGACCATTGCCTAATTATACTGGTCTTGGTGCAACAGGTAGAGCAGGTGCGCTGGTTTATTATAATTTTATTAATTTTAGTGGTGACACGGTATTTAATATGAGTTCAACCGACTATATTGATCAGAGTGTAATAGATTTCTTTCAGAACAGTCAATGTCCGACAATAATATTCCCATTTTGGAATCTTTCGATTATATTTACTGACGAAATAGCTGGTGTCACTGGAAATAATAAGACATATGGTCAATTTAACACCAATGGATATGCTGGATTTGTTTCATATATTCAGACTCAACGACCTTTATATAAAAAATTAGGTGTTATACATTATACAAATGATTCACCTGCTAACGTATATGCTGAAGGTTTTTATTTAAATTCTGCAAAAATTGATATGCCAACAATAATGTGGCATAATAATAGTGGAACTACTATTGGTGCAAGTTTTATATCTGCCAGTGGAAATGGCTTTACATTGGTTGATCTGGGCATTCACTATTTTGATCTTGTTGATGTCAACAGACCCAATATAAAAGTAGGTAAAGTATTTGATGAATTAAAAATATTTCTTATTGAAGATCAAGAATTATTATACGCAATGTCATATAAATCAAACAGGTCTTGGACTCTTCCACCATTTACAATAAATGGCGGTAGTGGTGGTTGTCCACCTTGCCCATCTATATCAGACGGACAAACATTATTCGTACAAACAATAATTGGTACACCCGGTTCTATTAAAAACACTGGTGGTAGAAATATTGTTGGATATCAAAATGTTACAGAATATGGTGTAGAATATAAATTAACTGGTGCTACTGATTGGACACGTATAGTTATTGGTAATAGTTTAGCTGCCGATAACTTCACTTACACTATTACTGGTACTACTCCAAGTGCATCATATAATTATCGTTCATATGTTAAAATCGGTAAGAACGAATTTATTGATCATTCAAATGATAATAATGTAATTACAATGTTACCACCACCTGTAGTTCCACCTCCACCTCCACCTCCAATTATTCCTACTGTTGCAACAATTGTTGGTAATGCAGGTATTGGTAGAATTATTAATACTGGTGGATTTAATATTGGTTGCACCAGTCCTATACCTCAAAGTGTATTTGTTGCTGTTGAAAAATACGGTATGCAATATAAATTACATACAGATAGTGCTTGGTCATGTTCACCAGCAGTACTGAATGCAGGACCACTGGCTGTTGATAATTTCTCAACAACAATTGCTGGATTAACTGAATGTGCTTGTTATGATTATGCAGCACTTATTCAAGTAGCTGGAATAAAATATTGTGGTGCATGTAATTCTCTTACAACTTGTGCTTCACCAGCACCAGTACTTTTTGTTCCTACTGTTACAACAGGTGTACCATTTAAATTACTTTCAACTTCTATGATTACCAAAAATAATTATGTTAATGATAATGGCGGTACTGCAATTCTGGAATATGGTGTACTTTATTCACAAAATCCAGCGACTCCATTAATTTATGGTAATGCTGGAGTAGGAAAAGCATCGATAGTTGGTGATTACCCAGACACATCGCTTCCATTTACGATGACAATATCTCCGCTTACTGATTCATCTACTGTAAATTATAGAGCATTTGCAATAAACTCTGCTGGTATTGGATATGGTGATACAGCAAATACTACAACACCAGCAATACCCGCACCACCACAACAGGCATTACTTTACATTACAAATTCAACACAGTTGGGAGCAAATACTGATGTAAGAAGTTGTATTTGTGGAAAACTTGCAGTAACAGTACCTTTAACAGCAGGACAAACTGTTAGATTATGTTTTACCGATTGCGCATATTCACAATCAAGCAGTCCGTTACAACGTCAAATCAGTGCATGCTCATGGATAACAACAAGTGGTGGCGTTGGTGCAACACAATGCAATCCAATAAGTTCAGTGTTACCAATTAATTCTGTTGATAGTTGTTCTAATGAAAGTACTTCATTTGTTGATATTACTTCTGATAACATTGCCAATATAACATTATGGACAGTAGCAACAAGTCATGCAAGTAATGTCAGTGTACAATATCATAACGTTGCATCAGTTAATTTAGCTGCTGTGGTTAATTCTGGTGGTGCTAATTATACTATTGGAACATCACTTTTACAAGCATATAATACTTCATGCTGTGTAGGTGGCGGTGGTGGCGCAACAGGCGGTGGAACTTCAATGATACAATAAAAATTTAAATAAATAAAAGAATGATACAAGATTTTTCAATATTTGCCACATACATTTTAGTACCAATAAGCGGTAACAGCGAAGCAATACACTGTAATTACATTCAGAGATTGCCAATTGAAACCGATAATCTTAGCATACAGGAAGTTCTTATGAATTTCTCTGGTGGAACTACTGGTGCAACTGCTGGTTTTAAATTTTTAAATAGCAGTATTACTGGTAGTACTGCAGGTACTGGATTTACTGCAAATAAAATATATGCACTGATTCAAACTGGATTAACTAATCTTACTGGCACTACCACACCAGACCCCGCTTTATGGAAAATGTATGATCTTACTTCCCAAATAACTAAGCCTACTCCACACATTGCAGGACAACCATTGACTGCAAAAGAATTAACACAGAATAATTTTAAAATTCCGTTAAGCGATTACAATACCACTGGTTTTACTGCATATACACTGACATATCTTAATTATCCTACAAATTTACCAGCCGATGCAGATAAATTATCATTTGGTGATGAAAAGTATTTTATGGGTAATGTTTCAGGAGAAATTCATGCTGATGTATTCGTAACTGATCTTTCAATTGTATTAAATCTTAACGAATTTAATTCAAGCACAAATCTTACATGGGATGGAGTATCAAAAGTGGCAATAACAGAAATTGGTGTATATGATGCCAATATGAATTTAGTTGCTATTGGTAAACTAAATGACCCAATTGTAAAGGATTCAACTATCTCAAGAACAATCGTTTTTGATATAGATTTTTAATTGTTGAAAATAATCATAAAAATTTATATTTTTTTATAAATTCTTAGTATTTATTATAAATTGTATAAAAATTTATAATATATATGGGAAATAATAATGAAACAAAGCCTAAGTCAATTATAATTGATGGCGAACTACATAATAGGTTCAAAATATTATGTAAGGGTAAAAGTATGAAGATTGGCGGTATTATCGAAGACCTAATCAGGTTATATCTAAGATATCCGAAAGAAACTCAAAAACAGATTGATGAAATTAAAGAAGAGGAATCTTCAAAATTACTTCGTGCTCAAATGTTTGAAGCAGTAACTAAAAAATAATTTATGGAAAAGTATATATGGTCGTTGGATATAAGCACCACCAACATTGGTAGTGCATTGTGGAGTACAGATGGAAAGCTAATTGAATTAAAGCACCTTGAATTAAAACTCGGTAAAGATATTAATATTGATGATCGCATAATTCACAAATCAGAAATATTCAGAAAATATGTTGAAGATTTTAAAAAGAGAATATTGAATGAACTTAACGGTGAAATTAGTCATATTGTTGTGGAAGAACCTCTGGGTGGTAGTAATAACAGCAACACTGTTTCACTACTGTATGGTTTTAATGGCATATGTAGGTATATTCTCTTCAGAATATTCGACATTTACCCCAAAAAGATCAGCGTATACGATTCACGAAAGTTGTTCTGTACTGAATTGGTTCATACTTCAAAAAAGAAGAATAGAAAGACTGGCGAAATTGAGGTTGTTGAAACGCTCTCATTTCCACCAGAATATATAAAAGAAAAAAAGTTGTATATTTGGAAAAAAGTTTGTACCTTAGAACCCCAAATCGAGTGGTTTTATAAGAAAGACTCAAATGAACCTAAAGACATGTGTTTCGATCTAAGTGATTCATATGCAGTAGGTTACGCTGGTTTAAAATTATTGGGAATTATAAAAGATGGGAAAAAGAATATATAATTTAGAATTTTTTAAAAAATTGGCAATTAGTAAAAACGGTGAATGTTTATCAACAGAATACATTGCTTGTGATAAAAAATTAAAATTTAAATGTTCTTTTGGACATATCTGGGAAACAAAACCATACTATTTGGTTAACAACAATTCATGGTGTCCTCAATGTAACAAATCACATAAAGACAAGATTGAAACATTTCAAAAAATTGCCATAGAAAATGGTGGTGAATGTTTATCTACAGAATATATTAATGCTAAAAATAAATTAAAATTTAAATGTGGTAAAGGACATATTTGGGAAACAACAGCAAATGATATTAAATATTCAAAAGTATGGTGTCCTTATTGTTCAAATAATGCTAAGTTAACTATTGAAGAAATGCAAGAAATTGCAAATAAAAGAGGTGGTAAATGTTTATCTGAAACATATATTGATTCACACACTAAATTATTATGGGAATGTAAACATGGACATCAATGGATGGCTAAACCATGTCAAATAAAAAATTCAAATAATTGGTGTCCAATATGTAAAGAATCTTTAGGTGAAAGAACAATAAGTAATTATTTAAAACAAAATAATATTCTTTTTGAAAGAGAAAAGAAATTTAATGATTGTAAAGGAAAAAGACAAGTGCTTCCCTTTGATTTTTATCTTCCAGAGTATAGTATTTTAATTGAATTTGATGGCAGACAGCACTATGTGCCAGTTAATTTTTATGGATGTTCTGATGAACAAGCACAAAAAACACATATTGAATTAATTGAAAATGATAAATTAAAAAATAAATATTGTATTGAGAATAATATTCAACTAATAAGAATACCATACACAGTAAAAAATGTTGAAGAACACTTAAATAACGTTTTAAGATAATGAAATATGTTTATTTAATTCAATCACTGGAAAACGGATATTATAAGGTTGGTGTGTCAAAACACCCACAAAAGAGAATCGAACAGTTGCAAACAGGTAACAGTTCAGAATTAAAACTGGTTGAAATATATCAATCAGAAATTGCAAATAAAATTGAAAAAATTTTACAAAACAGACTATCCCCTTATCGCAAGACGGGGGAATGGTTTGATATGCCTATGGAGAGTATTGCAAATTTTGGTCGTGAATGCCAGAGTATTGAGGAAATGATCGGCTTCCTTAAAAAAAATGATAATGTATTTATATAAAGTCTTGTCTTTATGACATTTTTGTTATAAGTTTGACGCAAAATTAAATAATTTTATCTAAGTTATGTAATATGGAAAGAAAACGAATTGAAAAAGCAGTAGAAATTATCGATTATGCAATCAAAAATCAAATATCAGTTAAAGAGGCATCCAAACAATGCGGAATGGCTAATACGTATGTGAAAAACGTTAAAGCTCTCGTATATGAATTATATTCAGAAGGTGAACTTGACAAAGAATTGTTCCAGTTATTCGATGAAGCATATAAACTCTATGTAGAGAATAAAGGTTTCGGGTATAAAGAAGATCAAATAACCGAAACAAAAAAACCCTCAGACATTCCATCTGATACATCAAACGAAAAAACCGAATTTAGTGTTAATGGTAACACAGCCACAATTGAGTGGAAAAGCGGTTCAAATTATCCCGCAGATCACATTAGAACACTTAAGCAATTACTTAAACTTGCAGAAGTAGATCAAAACCTTTGGGATGTCGCACAGTATACAGTAAATAAATGGGATGTTACTGCAGTTATTGATAAAATGCCCAGAACATTTCAGAATTTTCAGGTTAAAGCACGTCTGGATAAGAAACTCGCAGTTGTTAAAGAAAGAGCAATTGGCGAAATGTTTCTTGATATGGTGAAAAACTACAAAGCACCAGTACTTGAAATTAATCCAAAAATTAGTTCTGTTGAAGGAAAAGAGAGTAGTAATCTCTTCGAAGTAACAATTTTTGACCTGCACTTAGGCAAACTTGCATGGGGTGGTGAAACTGGCGAGAACTACGATACGAAGATTGCTCGTGAGAGATTTTTAACTACAATCAAAACACTTATAAAGAATGCCAGTGGATTTCAATACAATAGAATTCTTTTTCCAATCGGTAGTGACTTCTTCAACAGTGATACCATATTCAATACAACAACCAAAGGTACTCCACAGGATGAAGACTTACGTTGGCAGAAAACATTCAATGTTGGTGTAAGACTTCTCATTGATGCAATCAGCTTATTGAAACAAACGGGTGTACCAATTGACGTGGTGAATATCCCGGGTAATCATGACTTTGAACGTAGTTTTTATTTGGGTTCATACCTTGAAGCATGGTTCAATCACGATTCTCAGGTGAGAATCAATAATGGTGCATCACCAAGAAAATATTATCGTTTTGGCAAGGTTCTTTTAGGACTGACCCACGGAAGCGAAGAAAAAGAGGGTTCATTACCATTGCTTATGGCAAGTGATATTGAATCAAAACCAATGTGGAGTGATACGGTATATCATGAATGGCATGTTGGTCATATACACAGAAAAAGAGACGTGAAATACGTAGTTCTTGATAAATCAAGAATGACTAATGAAGATTTAGGCGTTACCGTAAGGTATCTGTCAAGTCTGACAGGTACGGAAGAATGGCATCACAAGAAAGGTTTTATTGGTTGTATTAAAGCAGGAGAAGGCTTTATATGGAACGATGAAGCAGGTCTGGTTGCACATTTAAATGCAAACTTAATAATAGATTAACAATATGACAGCACAAAAAGGAAAAAGTTTAGTAAAATTTGCGAAGGGTAAAGGAAAAGAAACTAAAATCCCAGCAAAACCAAAGGTAGTAGCACCAGTTGAAAAACCGCTTACTCCTGAAGAAGAACGTGATATCAAAGCAAAAGAAACAGTGGCTTCCTTATTGGAAGGTGTTGATTTGACTTTGAAGAAAGACCCAGAACTTCTTGAAGTAGCACCAGAGGAAGCCGAAGATGAGGTTTCGAATGATGTAGATTGGCTACAAGAACAGGTTCAAAAATTAGCTGAAGATAATGACAGACTGAAATCTGAAGCAGAAGTCGCAAAAGGTGATTATGCCAAAATTTACGATGCATATCAGCAACTTAAAGGCGGTGTATCATTATCTGCTCCCGATGGAAATACTGAGGCAATAAGGTTAAAAGTAGTTCAGTTGTTTAATGAAATTCAAGCACAGCACCTTTCATTGAGACACAACTTTATTATTTATCCTGAAGCATTCTTAAACAGGTTAATAGTGTTCTTTCCATTCTTGGATAGAGAGAAAAGATACTAATTTGAATTAAAATAACGAATTTGCTCTGAAACTGTTGTTTTGGAGCAAATTTTTTTATATATTTGTCGTAATAATTATTGAATATATAAATGAGTCATATTCGTGGTCAAGAGTTTCATGCTATAATTGAGAATGTATTTGGGGATGTCCAGAATTTAATGCAATCTGAACAGATACAGGTTTGTTGTCCACATTGCCAAGAGCGTGAAGGTCTTAGCGAACCCGATGGTAAATTCAATCTGGAGATCAATACAGCCAGACGACAATTTCGTTGTTGGAAATGTGATGAACCACAATTCAGTGGGTCTCTGGGTAGACTGATCAGAACATTTGGCACACATGCTGATTACGAAATGTATAAAGCATATGCAGGTTCATTTGATGACTATGAGTTTGAAGAAGATGAAAAAGAATATGTTGCAGTAAAACTTCCAGAAGAAATGATATTATTTTCACAAATGGAGGTTGGCAATCTTGAGCATTTTGAAGCATATAATTATTTAGTTAATGAAAGAAAGATCAGCAGAGATATAATATTAAAATTTCGGCTTGGTTTTTGTACTACTGGAAAATATGCCAAAAGAATAATAGTACCGTCATACGATGCAAAAGGCGAGGTAAATTATTTTGTTGGCAGAACTTATGACCCAAAAGAAAAGAAAAGAAAATATTTAAATCCTTTTGCTGATAAGGATAAAATTATTTTTAATGAGGGTCTTGTAAATTGGGACTCTACTGTATACCTTGTTGAAGGTGCGTTTGAAGTGTTATCATTTCCTGTTAATATCATACCGATGTTAGGAAAGACATTATCAACCACATTATTTATGAAACTGAAAGATTTAAAACCAGATGTTGTTGTATTGTTAGACCCTGACGCATATAAAAGTAGTATCGAACTGTATTATAAATTACATAATATCTACATTGATTGCGAAGAAAGGGTACGATTAGTTAAATTACCCACAATGGATGATTTGGATGAACTCAGAAGACATGAAGGTCAGGATGCTGTAATAAAAGCATTGCGTACCGCAAGGGGTTTAACTGTCGATGATTACTTTATTAATAAGTTGCAGAAACCCTATGATAGAAAAGGATACGGAAGACGTGATGTTGATTCAAAATATTTTGAATGGAGATCGGGTAGCACAAGAAACGTTTTATAAAAAATACGAAAAAATAATTAGAGATTTTATACGAAGCAAATTTCCACCATTAAAACATCAAGACGATCTTGATGATTGTGTGCAAATGATCTTAATTCAAGTCTTTGAACATCTTAAAACATATGATCAGGAAAAATCCAGTGTGAAAACATGGGTATTAGCTATCACTAAACACTTCATGATTAGTGAATCAAGAAAGCCAGTCTCAATGTTTAATAACTGCACAATATCACTGAGTAATAATTCTGGTCAGAATCTCGTATTCAACGGTGAATCTACAGTGTGGGCTAATGGTGGTGTTGTGACCTCAACAGGTATTGATGGCTCTGCAGTAATAGGTAATTCATCATTTAGTTGTAGTGGGATGGATTTTGAGAACTGTAATTCCGTATCATATATTTCCTCGCAACTTTCACCTGAAGACTTTAGTTTGTTGAATATGAAGTATATTCAAGGCTATGATTATAATGAAATTGCACAAGAATTTAATCTCACCAGCAGTACAATCAGCAACAAAATAAATTACATAAAAAGCAAAATCAAAAAGAATAATAAGGAAGAAATATAAAACCCTTGCATTTAACGTGTAAGATCGATATATTTGTAAAAATTTTTATTAATGATAGAAAAAATAGCACACCTTGGTGACATTCATATCCGTAAAACACCCACCCGCAATGAAGAATATCAATTAGTATTCGACAGACTAATAAAATCATTAGAAGTATATAAACCTGATAGGATTGTAATCGTTGGTGATTTAAATCACGATTACATTGATATACAGGGCGAACACCTAATTTTGGCAAGCGAATTTCTTAATTCATTAAGTAAAATAGCACCTGTACGTATAACCAGAGGTAATCATGATTGCAGAAAAAAGAATCTAAATAGGACTGATAGTATTAAAGCAATTGTGGAAACCCTGCATAATCCAAACGTTAAATATTATGATGAAACGGGATTCTATTATGATGAAAATATTGCATGGGCAGTTTGGCATCATGGTGAATCAAAGAACAATCCTTGGAAAACTAAAGTTGGAAAAGAAAATTTAAGAATTAAAGAAGAAGGAACTGAAAAAATTACAATTGATTTATTTCATGACCCCGTTAGTGGCTGTAAATCCACAACAGGCTTTGAAATGAAAAGTAAGTCATATTACAAGATCGGTGATTTTAAAGGCGATTATTCTTTCTTTGGCGACATTCATAAAATGCAGTTCTTAGATAAGAAGCATACAAAAGCATATTGTGGGTCACTCATAGCACAGGATGTTTCGGAAGGTGATGATAACTTTCATGGCTTTCTACTTTGGAACATAAAGGATGGTTCTGTTGAAGAAATCCAGATACCAAACGACTGGTCATATAAAAATATTTTAATTTCACAATACACCGACTTTGATGATCTGGATTTTGAAATTCAGAATCCCACAGATCATATGAAAATCAGATTCATCTGGAACACCTTGCCACAAACAAGAACAAAAGAGGCTGAAAGGAAATTAGCTGAATATGTCAAAGGTAAATATCCTAAAGACAGTATTCAAACAATCTCACAAGCAAATAATTTTATTGAAACCGACAAGATTGATATAAATGAAAATGTTACATTGGAAAATATTAGTGACAAAGGTGTTCAACACGAAATATTTAAAGAATACCTTAGTAAAATAGGTATTGAGGATAAAGTCATTACTGATGTTATTGCTCTGGATGAAGAAATTCTCAAAGAGATTGAGATCACCGATGATCAGAGCATTGAATGGAATGTCGTGAAGTTTGGTGGTAAGAATTTCATGTCATATGAAACTCTGGATATCGACTGGCGTGATAAAGATGGATTATTTCAGATTGTCGGTGAAAACACCGCAGGAAAAACGACCATCATGAAGATTTTAACCTATATTCTCTTTGGCAAAGCATTGGAAACCGAAACACGTGTTAAATATGGTGACATGCGTTTTGTTAATAACAGGAATGGTGCAAAAAGTTGTGAAGCATACCTTATTATTGAAGCTAATGGTGAGTATTTTGGAATCAAAAAGAAAACCGAAATAACCAGAACCAAAGGTGGTGAAATTAATGGTGCTCCAACTACATTAAGTTATTTTGCATTATCGAATCCTGATGAAGAAATGGATGACAATACTTCATTGGAAAAACTCGATGAAGATCGTAGGGCAAAAACACAGCAGAAAATCGAAGCAATTATTGGCTCATATGATAACTTCATGCGAATTGTAATGACTACCAGTGATACGCTTAATAGAATACTATCAAATGATATGGCGATCTTTATTGATTCACTGCTCTTTGATAGTGGCTTGGATATCTTCGACAAGAAACTCGAAGGCTGGAAGATCGTTAATAAGCGTATCAATGAAAAAAGTAGAATAACTTGTGATGTTGATGGTGTGACTTTACAGAATACCGTACTGAGACAGGAAATTCAAACACTTGAAAATGAAGTTGTGAATATTGAAGACGTTATATTACCAGACATACAAAAGAGAATTCTCACTGGTAGGAAGTACGTGGAAGACCTCACAAAGAAATTATTCAAAATAGACCCTGAAATCTACACGCTAAACACCGAAGACACAAATGAAGAGATTACCACTCATGAATTGTCTATAGATGATCTAAACGCACGAGAAGCAGTTTTAAAGCAAAGCATAATTCCGTTGAAACAAAGCTATGATGTAGATAGGCTTAATGTGCTCATTCAAAAGAAAGATAGTCATAAAATTGTTGAGTACAATAAAAAATTACAAGTTAAAGCATTGGAACAAATTGTTCGTGATGAAGAGCATGCGATTGAAATCATTAATGGCGATATCTTCAGAGCAAAACAAAAGGGTGCTGATTATAAAAAACAAATTCAGGAACTAAAGGAAAGCAAAACCTGTAGTCAATGTGGACAATTATTAACTGCAGAACATCAGGTACATATAACTGAAAAGATCAAATCAATAGAAGCACTCATGTTTCCTCTTGGTACAGACATTAAAAAATGGGATGGTGAAGATAAAAAAGTTCATCTGGATAAAATTATAGAAAAAAAGGGTGAAATTGGTCACATTAGGGTTGACATTGAAGCTCATTCCCTTGAAATGGAAGACATTCTTAAAGAAATTGGTACAATTACAAATGAAAAGAATGATGTTGAAAAACGTGCACAGCTTCAAGCAGAATTAGATCAAATTCCTACAAAAATTCTTAATGAAGAACTGCAGATCACCATACTTCAACAAAAAATTGATAACTACGATAACTCATTACTTCAAATTGAAGAGAATCAGAATATTGAAAAGGGTATTGCAGCAGCTAAAGTAAAAATAACTACACTCGAAACCGAAGAAAGTAATGAAAAGGAACTAATCTTAATTAAAAAGACCAGTATTGGTGACAAGGAATTGAAGATTAGAACTTCTGAACAACTTATAAAGGATTTCAAAGCACAAGAATATCGTGATTTGGTTATGGGACTTTATAAGAAGTGTGTTCATAGGGATGGCATACCAAGACAGATGCTTGCCAATTATATTTTACCTAAGATTAATATAACATTGGAAAAGATACTGGCAGTTGCACCGTTTAAGGTTTGGCTTGACCCAGATGATCTACGTCCTAAATTAGCATATAATAACAGACCAACCTCTGTAATTGATTGTATAAGTGCCAGTGGTAAGGAAAGAACATTCTCCAGTATTGTATTGAAGTTTGCATTGAATCAAATCAACGTTAAAGCCAAACCATCAATATTCTTATTGGATGAAATCATGGGTAAACTACTCAATGATAGCGTTGAGGAATTTATTGAAATACTTCAGTTGATAAAAGGTGGTATGAAGAAAGTATTAGTTATCGAACCTAAAGAAGAAATTAACCCTGACTATCTGATTAAGGTGGAGTTAGATGATAACGGCATATCCTCATTAGTTCTGGAATAAATTATAGTTTTTTACTATTTATTGGTAAAGCATTGATATGGATTTAAAAAAGTATGATGAGTTAAAAAAGAAAATTAATACGAAGGATTTCGAAGGCAATAACAAGGCACTGGATAAATGGTGGTTTGGCTTCTCATTCGTGGGGAACATTGGCTCGATTTTCTTTTCGTATTTTTTACTGTATCCTGCACTGTTAAAAGCAATAAGTATTAATTTGGTTTCGGGTTTTTGGGGAACAGCATTGGCATTTATATTTACAATTGTTTTTCTTGCGATCTTTGAAATTATTAAAAGATATCTATTCAGAAACTTCAGTAGTGATTATGTTGCAAGTAACAAGAAGCTAACCAAACCAATTATGGGTTGGCTCATTGCTTCAGTTGCAATAGTCATTTTGAGTTTTTATCTTTCAGTCGTGGGTTCAAGAAATCTTGCAAGCACCAGCACAATAAAAAATGATATTGCCATCACACAGGTTGATGTACAAAAGGATAGTTTGGCTGTTCAATATGAAAGAAAGAAAAGAACATACGAAGCAGATAATCAGGCGTTACGTGTTGTTAATAACAATCTAAGGCAGAATATAGCCCAAACACCTGTTGGTTGGATGTCAATACGTAGGGATTATCAGTCAAGCATTGATAAGAATGTCGAAATAATTAAAGGCAATCAAAATGAGATAAACAGCATCGATCAACAACTTAAATTGAGAGTCGATGAATTAAAATCGGGTTTAAATGGTACAATTAGTGGAAATGCGACAGAAGATAGTAGAAATATAATTTTATTTATTATCATTGCAGTATTTTCTGAATTAATAATTATTAGTGGTATATATTTCAGAGAATGGTATGAACATACGCTTTACGTTCTTAATCAACAAAAGTATGATAAAATACATCAGAGAAAAGATAGATATCGTGCATTACTGACCTTTGTTTATAGTGACGGTAAGCTAACTACTGGTGATAAAGTTATTAGTGGATTGGATTTAAAAGCAATTGTTGCAGAGAAGACCGCCATACAAAATTCCAATAAATTTGTTGATGAATTTTTAAAGGATATGGATAATTTGGGTGTATTTACGACTGTTGGTAAAAGAAGATCAATAGGCTTAACATATAATGAAGCAGTGAATATTGTTGAAAACTATGATGACGCATTTAGAGTATTAGAAAATATGAAATAATTATGGCACAATTAACAAAAGAACAACAGAAGCAATATGCCGAAGATCATGAAAAGGCAGAACTTATAAAATCAGCATTAAAAATTGTTGATAAATTAAGCGACATGGATGCAGACGACATCTTTGCTGAAGATGACGAAAGAGAGAAACTGGAAGACTTAATAGAAAAAGCAAAAAAATTGAAGAAAAACAGATTGTGGAAATTAAATTAAAACATTATGAGTGAAAAAAGTTTGGAATTAAAAATGATGGAACATGCCGACTACATAGCTGGTTGGAGTAAAGACCGTAGTACCGTTGTTGGTGCAACAATAGTAAGAGGAAAAAACCCTATCTCAATGGGTGTGAATGGTTTCCCAAGTGGTTGTGATGACAGCAAGCCTGAGAGACACGAAAGACCGTTGAAGTATGATTGGGTACTTCATGCCGAAGAAAATGCAATCATTAATGCAGCCAAGTATGGTCAAGCTACCAATGGTGCTGATATGTACGTAAACTGGTTTCCTTGCGCCAGATGCGCAGGTATGATTGTTCAAGCAGGTATTAAAAGGTTATTTTGTGATAAAGAACCTGATTTTGAGAATGTGCAATTCGGTGCAGGTTTCAAATTAGCAATTGAGAAATTAACCGAAGGTGGAGTAGAAATAATATATATGAATTTTGAAGCTCATAGAAATGCTAAAGATAGACATTGATAAATATAAAATTGATAACAGTAATCATCATATAGCTGAGAATGCCAAGACTCAAATAGTGTTGGGTACAAGTTTACGTAAAAGTAATTATCATATTACGAGATTACAGCACAAGGACTTCGGTAAATCCAAAAAATGGAGTACATATACTATTACCAGAGAAGGATTAGTATATCAACACTTTGAGGACAAATTTCATAGTGATTTTCTCGGAATTAAAGATGCTGATAGAAAAATCATATCGGTTATTCTTGAAAACATGGGTTGTTTATTTAAAACACCCACAGATACCTATATTAATTGGCTAAATGAAGTTTGTGAGGAAGTCAATATAACTGAAAAAACATGGCTTGGTTATAATTTCTGGGAAAAATTCGCTGAACAGCAAATGGAAAGTATTGTATTGCTTTGCAAACAACTTTGTGAAGAACATAATATACCAAAGGTTTGTATGGACTTTCATCATTATCATAAAGATACAATCAAATTCAGGGGAATAGTCTTCAGAAGTAATTACATTGAAGACAGTAGCGATATAAATCCACTATTTGATATACAGAAATTTAATGAAATGCTTAATAGTTAGTATTTATACAAAAAGACCGATATGAATATTAATGATAAGACCACACCAAACCAAATGAGAATACTAATGAAACGTATGCGTACAGGTAATTATGTTGTTGCAGAAAACAAAGAAACAACAAAACATGAATTATCTATGCGTGACATGTTAAAAATCACACGTACACGTAGTATTAATGAAGACGTTGAAGATCAGGAAGCCGTTGAGCCAGAGAATAAAAAGACCGCACAAGATCAGGCAAACGAAGAGCAAAAACTCACTGCACGTCTGGGCGATAATGTTGACATAAAATTCAGTGACTTGGTTGTGACTGACAAATACGTATTTTTCGGTGGTACTGTTAATAATGAATTCATATTCACGTATAAAGTACCGAATAATGAAGAAACTGATGGTGTGCAATTCAATTATTTCAATAGCTTCAATCCAGATGATGAAGAAAACAAAAGAATAATTAAGGAGATTGAGAATTATTATAATGAATTTGCAGCCTACTGGATGCGAAACGCCATTCAAAAATTCGATAATCGAATGTAATAACTTATAACCGACATGAAAATGTCGGTTTTTTTATGTTTGAGTATTTATTATAAAATATTATAAATGGGAGCACTATTAAAAAAATTATGGACATGGTTATTACAAAAAAATCATATGATTATCGTAATAATCTTATTGTTGTTATTTGGGATGGGAGCAACAATATATTTTCAGCACAAAAGTATTTTAAATTTAAAAGATAAATATCAAACCGAAGTGAAATTAAAAGATGCTTTGCTTGATAGTAATCATTATTACATTAATAAAAGGGGTGAATGGGTTGTAGAAAGACTATCATTGCAAGAATCTCTGAAGAATCTTGAAAAAATGAATGGTCAACTAACTACCAGTCAAAAAGAAATGCTTGCAAGAATTGAAGACTTAAATAAAAGTAATACCACAATTGCAGCAGCATTGATTAAATCTCAAGTAACAATTGATTCATTATTAAGTCATAGCAGTGCAATTATTGATAGCGTAAATAAAAATTTGACATTTCGAGATTCAGTACTTAATAAGAAAAAGGAAGCCATATTTAAATACGATATAACAATTAATAAAGCAGTTCCAGCGTTTGCAAGTATTAAGCCAACGATAATGTTTAATAATATAACATTACCAAACACACAATTTATCGAATTTCATTGGAAGAATGAAAAGAAAATTGGCTATCCAATTGCATTTAGTGTAACAAACAGTAATGATTTATTTAAAACAACAAATATTGATAGTTATGTAATACCTGAAATAAAGAAGGAAACAGTAAAACCAAGTTTTTGGAACAATTTAGGTACATTCTTTAATACTACTGGTGGAAAGGTATTATGGTTTGGCATTGGCGGTCTTGCAGGTGCGGAAGCCTATCATTTATTAACAAAATAATATACTCCGTAAGTGGAGGACAAATTAATATCTTGGGGAACGCATATCTTATTTGGTATGCGTTCTTTCTTTTTGAGTTCTGTAAGTATTTATAAACAACAGATAAGCGTAACATGGATAAAACTGAAATAGAAAAAATCGCTCGTGATGAAATTAAGAAATTCGTTAAGGATTCTCTTGATAAAGAGGTAAAAAAGGCATTGGGCAGTTCTAATAGTCAGACCAGAGCAGAAATGATTAATACTATCAAGAATGCAATGGAAGCTGTGGTTAAAGTGTTATGGCAGAAGAAAGATTTCTGGCGTTCTGATATTAAATAATCTAAATGTTATGAACACAAGAAGTGAATATGATAAGGATTATTATTTAAAGAATAAAGAAAAGAAAAAAGAACGAGAGAAAAAACGTTATTTAAATAATAAAGAAAACGTTAAAGAAAAAAGAAGAAATGATTATTTAAATAATAAAGCAATAATTACCGAAAGAGTTAATAAATATTATTTAAACAATATCGAAAAAATTAGTCTTTATAAAAAAGATTATCGTACAAAAAATTCTGAAAGTATAAAAAAATATCGTTTAACTCATAAAGAAAATTTAAGAGTATATTATAACAATAAATATGCCACAGATATTTCATATAAACTGAGTCATTGCATAAGATGCTTAATTAATGATTCTCTGAAAGAAGTACATCATAAGAAAACATCAAAAACTCAAGATATTTTAGGGTGTACATATAGTGAATTTAAAACATATTTGGAATCGAAATTCGAACCTTGGATGAATTGGTCAAATCATGGGAACTGGAATGGTTGTCCGCAAAAAATAAATACCGCATGGGACATCGATCATATTGTACCAATATCTTCAGCAAGAAATGAAGAAGAAATAATGAAATTAAATCACTACACGAATCTTCAACCGCTTTGCTCATATACTAACAGGCATATTAAATGTAATATCATTAATTTTACTGAATAAATTAGTATTTATATAAAACGTATACGTAAAGTAAAATGAATACATTTAAACCAACATTAAGTAAACCAACACCACAAGGTGCGAATTTTGAAAAGAATTTTAAGAAAACCATGAATGCAAATAATGTAGTATTAAATGAAACAGATGGTTTATTGAGTGAAGCAGAACAATCACTTAAGAAGAAAATTTTTAGCTTGGCTAAAATGGAAGCATTGGTTTTTTCTGACCCAAAATTAAAAGCCAAATATGAAGAAATGGCTGAGAACGGTGAAGAAAAATATGGTTATCATTATAATGAAACCATTCAAAATATGTTATTTAATGATTACGTTTTAAATAGTCCACTGTATTTACAGAAATATAAGCAAGCAATTCCACAAGTCGAAAAGAAACGTAGGGATAAAAGCGGTATAAATCAATTAAAGAAAACGGGAGAGAAGAAAATGCAACATAAACTTGACATACAAAAGCCGAAACCAGCAGCAGGTATCGATTTACAGAAACCAGAAGAAAATGAAGAAACTGGTTCAGCAAGCTCTGGCGCATTTGCACCAGCATTGGGAATGCAAAAAAAAGAAATAGCTGAAATGACAGGTACTGGCGGTGGTAGCGGTGCTATTGGTGGTGCAGGTGCATCAGGCAATGGCGAAACTGGCACAGGTGCATATTACACACCCACAGCATGGGGTAAAGGAGATTTAATGAAAGCCAAAGGTAAAGCAAAAGTAAAAACTATACCAATGATTAAAGGCGGTACAATAATTGCCGAAAGTAATTACCTTACCGAAACCGATGGTTTTGAAAAGTTTATTCAGATGCTTAATGAAGAAGATGATGCAGATATGCGTCAAATGGGACAAGTATACCAGCAAACACATACAGGAAGCAATAAGGGTTTGGGTGTTAGTGAATTACCACAATCACCTGAACGAACACAAAAGATAAAAGATATTGAAGACAACACCATGTTATTTCTTGGTCAGGATATTCAACATAGCCCAGATGCTGATGTTGAAATTTTTCATCAGGACATGACAGAACCACATACACTTATTCCACATCAGGACAATAAAATTCCCGAAATGCAAGTAGATGGTATTGCATCAAAACTACCTAAAACACCAGTTGGCACATGGGATAAAATTAACATGAAAGGCAGAAAAGCAGCTAATGATGAAATGGTTAATAAAACCAGTGCATTCACAAGCGACACAATAAAAAATTGGGATGATGCAGATGCAAAAACAGAAATGGATACATTAAAAACTGGCGACCCAGATAAAGTAAATTTACAAGCTATGGAAGAATCAAAACAAATTAAAGAAGTTGCAAAATCAAAAGAACAGCAACGACTATTCGGTATGGCACATGCTGTACAAAAAGGCGAATTAAGTCCAAGTAAGGTTGGCGGTGCAGTTAAAAAAATTGCAAAAGATGTAAGTCCTGAAGATGTTGAAGATTTTGCTTCAACCAAGCATAAGGGTTTACCTGAAAAAGTTAAAAGCGTTGATGAAGATGCTATGACAATGGCAAATGCTTCAAAAATGCAACCTAAAGAAGATTCTATGTCAAATAAAATGGATAGCACCATGCCTGTTGGTATGCAAGATATACAAGAAAGTATGGCACTATTGGAAGAATTAAATAACGAATTGAATGCATATTCAGTTCATCAAAGTAAATTAATGAAAATGAGCGAAGATAAAAAACCATCATCATTGATAATGAAAGATCGTCTTGGTGATGAAAATAAAGCAAACTTCAAAAAAGATTTTAACAACAGCGACACAAAGGAAACCATTGATGTTGAAAAAGAATTACAATGGAAAGATCAACAAACTGATGTTCCAGAAAATCCACAAGATTTAGCACAGGACATCGAAGATACTGAAGTTAAAACTGCTGATATGAAATCAGGTGAAGGACTTAAAGATGTTGGTGATAGCGCAAATGATAAGGGTGATGAGATACCAAAACGTAATTTCACAACTAAAGAACAGGAAGAAGTAAATATGTATCGTAATGGTCAGCATAGTCTGGTTTATGATAATGACCCGGGCAAACGTTTTGAAGATCGTATGAAAGCTGATATGGGTGACAAAGTTTATGAAATGAGAAAAAAACAACTCGAATTTAAAGGCAAAGCACCTATGTATAATAAAGTTGCACAACCTGTACAGGACACCAAAGCAGAAAGATCAGAGTTTGATAAAGAAAAATCTGGCTGGAACGAAAGAGAAGGACTTAAAGAGTCTATGGTTACTGGTAGATATATTAATGCTTTGAATAAAAGACGTTTGATTGATTTCAAATTGAATGAAGTTCTTATTGCAGACAAGGTTAATGAAAACTTATTTGAAATTGATTTCACTGGTCTTGGCAATACATATGATAGCAAAACTATTAACAATAAAGTCATTGTTAACGAAGCAGTTGTAAATGTAATAGCTGAAAATAAATTCTATACTGATGGTCAGAAGATATTTGCAGTAAAGAATCCAGTTCAAAGTCTTAATGAGAATGATCAAAAGGCTAAACCAGTAATAAATGAACAGTTTGAAAAAATGAAACATTTAAGTGGATATAAACCAAATAATTTCATTAATACCAAAAATATTAAACTATAATGGCAAATATTACTGATAGAATATCTAAGGAACAATTCGATTTAGCTTATGGTCATCATGACGCAAGCAAATGGATTAGCTTTGCATATGAATATTTTTCAACAAGTTCTGAAGCAAAAAATCTCAGTCTTAAGAAAGATATTGTTTATTTTTTAGCTGGTTTATTTGTTTTTGGTCTTGTGGGAACAGTCTTTAATTTTGCAAGAGCATTGGTCGCATTGACAGTAATACCTTATTGTTTTGTATTGGCAGTACTTGTTCTGTACTTATTTTCTGCCGTAATTCTCAATAACATCAGGATTGGAAAAATTAAAAAAGAACTCGGCATAAACTCCGATGAATACAATGCACTGGTTTCAGTGTATTATTCATAAAAATAAAAAGGCATCCTCACAGATGCCTTTTTCATTAGTATGAAATTATTCGTGACTGTATTTATTTGAAAGGGAAGATAAGTGAAAAAGAATTTAACAAATATTGAATTTATTAAAAAAGCAAAAAGTGTTCATGGCGATAAGTATGATTATTTACAGTGTGAGTATAAAGGAGGAAAATTAAAAGTTAAAATTATTTGTCCTATTCATGGAATATTTGAAAAAACACCAAATAATCATTTAGTCGGTCAGGGATGTCCAAAATGCAGTAATAAATATAAGCCTACAACAGAAGAATATATAATAAAAGCAAATATTGTACATAAAAATAAATATAATTATTTATTGGCTAACTATTCTAATGCAAACAATAAAATTAAAATAATTTGTTTTGAACATGGTGAGTTTTCACAAAAACCTAAAGATCATTTAAACGGTCAGGGTTGCCCCAAATGTGCAAAAAAATATAAACCAAACACAAAAGAATTTATTGAAAATGTTAAAAAAAGACATAATGATAAATATGATTACAACAAGGTTAATTATCTTAGTAATAAAGTTAAAGTAATTATCATATGTCCTAAACATGGAGAATTTTTACAAACTCCACATAATCATATTGGTGGACAAGGCTGTCCCAAATGTAAACAACCAAAAGGCGAAATTGAAATTAATCAATTTCTAATTAAAAACAATATAAATTATGAATCACAAAAAACGTTTGATGGGTGTGTTAATGAACGTTCCTTATATTTTGATTTTTATTTGCCTAATTATAATACATGTATTGAATATGATGGTAAACAACATTTTAAGGCGGTTAAATATTTTGGAGGAAACGATGGATTTAAAATACGACAAGAAAGAGATAAAATAAAAGAAGATTTTTGTAAGAAGAATAATATAAATCTAATAAGAATAAAATATAATGAAAGCATTGAAAATAACTTAAAAATATTTTTATAAAAAATAATAATTATGGTAACGACAATAACAAATAAACGATTAAATGAACTTGGATGTGTTCTTGGACTGGACTGTTCAAAATATCAGGTAGATATTAATTGGGCACAAGCAAAAGCAGCAGGAATTGATTTTGCTTTTGTAAAAATAACCGAAGGTACAACAGGTCATGAAGATAATCTTTATAACTTAAAAGCCAGAGTGTTATCAGCACAAAAGAATGGTGTGAAAGTCGGATACTATCACTTTGCACGCCCGGGCAACGTTGCTCTTCCTGAAGACGATGCAAATGAAGAAGCACAAAATGTCTTAGGTCACATAGGCTTTCTTCCTGTTGTTAAACTACCCCTTGTTTTGGATATCGAAGCATATTCTGACCAGAACATCTGGGATAATAAAGTTGATCACATGAATAGGTTTATTAAAACATTCATTGCCAAAATGACTGCACGTAATATTCAGGTCATTGTTTATTCATATAAAAGTTTTCTTGATGATAATACAGATCATTCATTTGGTGCATATCCTTTATGGGTGGCAGCTTATGTGAAAAATCCAGAGGTTAATTTACCAGTGATTCCACTTGGCTGGACTGAATGGAAAATCTGGCAGTTTACAGAAAAAGGTCAAGTCGGTGGTTATACTGGCGATATTGACTTGAACATAATGAAAAAAAGTTATCTTAATTTATTCTAATGAATAGTAGTCAGAAATATATTATAGTTAAAGACAGGGTTGAAATATTCAAGGATTTTGCATTAAATCTTCTGAATTACATTCAATATTATTATCTTGACCCAGAAAGCCTGAGTAAAGATGAGGATATTTATAACCATTACTCATGGTGCTTTAAAAAGGTCTGTGATGAATTTCTGTTGGAAGAACTTGATTTTACCAAAAATAAAAAGCTCAAACAGTATTTCTACGACTATTACTATCATCAATTTTATAAAATCGATAAAGACAATATGAATCAGAATACTACATTGGAATTTTACGATAAGTTCTGGAGAAACATATTTGAAATCGATAAGCAAAAAAACAAAAACCTGCTTAATATTCTTATTGAAATATATACAATCTTCGATAAATCAATAAATCAAGAGAAAAATATACTTGAAATTGTTTAAAAACTCTTGCATGTCGTATTTATATTCACTATTTTTACAAGCACAAAAATAATATTATTTTAATTTTAAAACAACTATGGCAAATTTAAAAGTAGACCTTTTAAACAAATTGAACAACGACAAGTACTTTGCAGAAATGGAATTGATTCGTCTCGCACAAGAACCAAACATGAATTACCAGCAGAAAATTGATGAAATGCAGTATCTTCTTGAAAGACTTGCAATTCTTAATGGTGAAATCGCTTTGGCATCACAGTACTTTCAAGACCCTGTAGCACCACCTGTAGCACAGCCTGAAGCTGCTGCACCAGCTAATACACAAGCACCAGCACAACAGATTGTACACCCGGGACAAACCTTTGGAGAGTAAGATCATGACAGTAATTGCTGAAATATATCAGTTTTTATTTATTTCTTCCATCATTTTCATTCTCAATATCCTTGGGAGCTTGGGATTGAAAATGTATGGGAGATTTGCTCTTAAACAAAGCACCGTAACATTTGAATTATCCACAGCAGAAAAGATAATGTTATGGATATCATTATCAATATTTTTTACATTTCTTATATAAAACAATAAATGAAACCAGTTGAAACCGCATTTGAACCAGTAAATGGTTATATATCATCGATCACGAGAAATACTATCAATGGATGGTATGAAATAGAAATAGGCATTCCTAAAGGTTGGGTATTTGATGAGAATAAAGAAATAAAATGCGAAATCATTACTGAACTCGCAGAAGGTAAGATCATTAAAATTTCACCAAAAAGCGATAAAACCGTCATTGATGACATACTTTTATTTATTGGCGTTATAGTTGAAACCAATAGGAAAATCGCTGAAAAAGAAAAAGAATTCACGAACAAAATGGAAGAAATGAAGAATGTCTTGGAACAGGAAGCTAAAAAGTTTTACACTGAACTCGATGCTCTTAAAGAAAATTCATTTAAAAATCTCAATGCTAATTACGAAAAAAGTCTTGGCGATGAAGAATCTGAAGAAAAGAAAAGACACAGAAGAACCAAAGCTGAAATGGAATTAGCAAAAAAAGAAGCTGGTTTGATCAGCACCAGTGGTGATACTGAAACAACTATTCCACCTACAGTAAATTAATTCTTAATGGCATACGATAAGAAAATATTATCAATCGATTCTGATGATGATGATAAAAGCTATCTGGCATTCAGCGAATATCTTGAAGAAGACACAGAGAGAAAGAAAAAACTAACTGCTCGTGAAATTCAGGAAATTGCTGATGATCTCGTTCTGGAGATCGAAAGAAAAAAAAGAAATCAAAAGCTCAAAAGTCAAAAATTAATTCCATATATTCTCAAACATTCTGAAGAAAAATACAGCGAGAAGGAATTACTTGGCTATTCTTATAATGACGTGCAGGATATCTACAATGAAATCAAAGCACAGCGACAGGAATCTCCTGCTGTTAAATTTTTCCACTTTATTTTTAATTTATAATCCTTGCAAGTCCCAAAACTTTGCAGTACATTTGCTTTATAATAATAATTAATTTAATATAAACACTATGGCATTATTTGATGATGTATTTAACAGAAAAATGGTTTACGGAATGCTTTTCTTCAACATTAAAGCAGTATTGGTTTATCCGACACTCGTAGACTTACAAGCAAAAAACCCCAAAATGTATGATCGTTGGAAGTATCTTTCAAAAACGAAATATGCTTTTGATATGGATGTCAGACATTTTAACTCTGGCGGTGGTATTGACGAAACACCAGAATATTCACAAAGAATATACGAAGAGAATGCAGTTCAACATCCTGAGTTTAACAAAATCGTTGCAATAACCTATGGCACGCTTTATAATGATGAGGGTAAAATTCAAAGACTCCTAAAGCGTATTGTGGGCGAAGACGAAGCAGTTGTAATCGATCAATTCTTGGAAGTCCTAAAGGCAATATCCAGTGATGGAAGCCAGTCAACACCACAAACATTCCCTGTATTGTGTGGACATAATATTATCGGGCACGATATTCCACTCTTAATTAAAAGATTTTATTTTAACAGAAATAAAACTGCTGAAGTAAAAGAACTGCCATTCATCTTGAAAAGAGCATTAAATGTTAAACCTTGGGAATCTGGCATTATTGACACAGTTAATGTCTGGAAATTCAATGGCTTTGATTATTCATCTTTGATGTTAATTGCTAACTTCCTTGATCTTAAAGGTGATGATCTACTCACACACGTGGAATTATCAAAATATTATTGGGCAAATGTCGGTGAAAAACCCAGCGAAACACTGGAGTTTGTAGCAAGACAATCGGCAACACAAACAAATCTTGTCGTTCAACTCATGAATGAATTAAGACTGGCATAAATTCTGTTTTCATATTATTCTCTTAAATAAAGTAAGTCACAATGGCTTACTTTATTTTTTTTGGTATTTATATGTAAATATAAGCCTGATAATATGAATTTGGAATTTGATAGTTCGATTAGTATAAAAAATGTTTACGCAACTGGAGTAATTACTGGTGCAACACTCTGTGGAACAACAATCTGTGGTATTTCAAAAATCTTTGAAGGTGGTAGTTGTTTAGCCAGTTTATATCTGGGTATTGCTGCATGTGCTTGTGATTCAAAGTGCTTGGGTGCTAAACTACCTGCTTATTATCTCAATACTGGTAGTACGGCACTGTGTGCGACTACAGCAGGAAATGCCTTGTGTCTTGGTGCTAAAGTACCTGCATATTATCTTAACACTGGTAGCACAGCTTTATGTGCGACTACTGCGGGAAATGCTTTGTGCCTTGATGGTAAACTACCTGCTTATTATCTTAATACAGGTTCAACAACTAACGGTCAGCAAACTAAATTTAGTGTAACTCAGGCATCACATGGATTGAGTGTTGGCAACGTTATTAAATCCAATGGTGCTAATACATACGTGAAAGCAACTGGTAATACTGCTGTCAATGCCGAAGTGGTTGGTATTGTAACAGTAGTAAGTAGTATTAATGCATTTACTTTTGTAACACATGGCATAATTGAGACAGGTGTTCCTGTACAATCATCAGGAACTGTTATGTTCTTATCGCCAACATCTGGTGGTGCTTTAACCACAACTGAGCCAATTACAATTGGACAAATAAGTAAACCATTAATGGTTATATTAGAAAGTGGTTCAAAAGCATTATTCCAAATATTCAGGGGAATGATCATAACTGCAGATGGTAGTTATGCGCCATTAGATAGTCCAGTATTCACGACTAAAATAACAACACCTGTTATTCAATTAACTACAGTAGGTGCAAGAACAGTAGAGACTGCAATAGCTTATTTTA